ATGCCAGAGTTCAAGGACGCACAAGCGGGGACGAACTTCCGGGGCACTGGAAACCTGTGCACCTTCTTTGGAGCGAAGCTCATTCATGTGCCTGGCATGGACGAGTATAAGATACTGGCCTTGGACAAGAACTGTGCCCTGGAGATGGTACAGTCCGGCGATATCTGCACTGACACGGACAAACTAATTGACCGACAGCTAGAGCGAGCTGCTATCAGTGTGACGGCTGGGTTTGCGCGGATTTTTGAAGGGGCTGCTGTGGGGCTAGAATGTTAATACTTATTTAAAAGTGCGATGTGTTGGATACTTTTAACCGATGTGATTCAAAACAACTGTCTCTTTATTGATGGAGAGCAGGTTGAAATCCCAAAGTCATTTAGAAATACGGGCTTAAATGTTACTCAGTGTGATGGGAGACTGTATGTAAATGGATTTGAATTAGTCAATGGTAAGTGGAAACGTACTCTGGCAACAATCTGGCGCTATATATTTTGAAAGGATTACTTTATGAATGAGTATAAAGATAGGCTACGCTCTGTCTTAAATGATGTAGAGAGAATAATCGAAGATGAACACGACATGGTTAAACTATTTCTTCGGGAGCTTTTCAACTTGCTATTCTGGAAGGATTATCGCGAAGGATATGTAGACCTCGACACCAGATATGAACTTATTAAGCTGATAGATTTCTATACGAAGCGAAAATCTGGAGACGATGAATGGTACGGGTTTGATGATGTTGACCATGTGCACAGTGTTATTAGTAAAGTCCGTAACATGATTGGAATTAAAGAAGACTTACCAAAATAAAAGGTTAATTTGGTGGTGACATTATGTTGCAAATATCTAAAGGTGATATTTTACACGCCAAAGCAGCGTTTATTTGTCATCAGGTGAATTGCATGAACGCTATGGGCTCTGGAGTGGCAAAAGTTATTTGTACCAAATATCCAGAAGTGAAAACGATGTATCATGAATTTTGTTCAACAGCAGAAACGCCAAATGAGTTACTCGGAAAAATTCAAATTGTTCCGCTACACGGAGTTGGTATGGCTGTAATAAACATTTTCGGGCAATTAGATTATGGAAGATGTAAAGGAAGAATTTTTACAGACTATAACGCTTTGCAAAAGGCGTTCGCAGAAATTAACAAGCAATGCGCTGGAAAGTCCATTGCATTTCCATATGGATTTGGTTGTGGATTGGCAGGTGGGGATTGGGTTACAGTAGAAAAGCTCATGTTAAATTACCTATGGAATTGCGATGTAAAAATCTACATGAAAGAATAATTTTATGAAGGCGGACAATCTCTTAGTTAATTGACAATCTTACTCTATCGACTCTTTTTAGGCTCCTCGCTTTCACCGCGCTCCCTAAGAACGTCATTACAGATACGCCATACTTGCTCATACCATTCGTATGGCTTTGTCTCTTTGTAATCGTAAACACTGTATGCATCATGAATAGCCTTTCGGAGGTCTTGTGAGGAGTAACTTTCCGGGTCATCGGTTATAGCATCTATATCGCTGAATTTATTTGTGTACCCATAGTCGTCTTTACGCACTTTGCTACACTCCTTTTTATGTCCGCCTTCAATAACAATTATAAACGATTTCAAAATGTGAGTCAAGAAGAAAAAATGAAAGATTAGTTTTAAGAAAGATGTAGGAATATGATTAAACAGAAACCATATCAAATTGAGCTGTTCTATGGGTTTGAAGAGTGTGAAGACGGTATTTGGCACGCATTTGAAGTGTGCGACCCAGACACATTTCCATGTGAAGATGAAATTGGGCAAAAACTTGCTAATACTCTTCAAGTTTCACCGAACAGTTTTTCGTTCAAATTTGACTCAATGTATATCAACTTGCCAGAATCTGTCGTAGAAAAAATAAGGGCTGATGCAGTGAAAGAGTATATTGGAAATATGGGACGGTAGAATGAAATTTGATAGAAAATTGAAACAACCTTCTGAGGAGAAACGATATGGCGGAAACGTTGTACTTATCCAGTGGAGAGGTAAAAGTCATCTTTGACAAAAACAACAAAGAGCAAATTCTTAGCGATATAATTAGAGAAAAACTCGGGCGTGATTGCGAAGAGCTGTTTTATCACATTATCCAAAATGATACAGAGCAGGATTGTGGTGATGACTACGAAAGCATTGCAGATGGGTATAGAGCAATGTTAATGAGTGCGGTGGAAGAATTAGACGAGGCATTACTTCTTTTTAATTTCCAGAGATTAAAAAGAAGTGATTTACAGAAAATGCTGCAAAGATGTCGAAACAATATATACAACAATTTGTAGGGTAATAAAATAAGGTTTTGGTTGTTAGTGTAATGTTTGAATATAATGTGGAATCATCAAAGGCAGCGGAAAAAATCGATAGATATGACTTAACTGATGTGCTGAAAGATGTTCATGGAGTAGATGTCTATGAAGTAGCGGAAAAAATTAGTAGCATGGGAAATGTAGAAATATCTGAGGCGATAGATTGCCTAACAATAGATGAATTAGTCTTATACCTTGAAAGACGATACAAAATGGGAACCACAGAAGAGGTACGAAGTTTTATGTGGTGGAGGAGCAAATATTGAAATGAGTGAAATTATATATTTTGAACTTAACAACTGGTTTGCGGAGAGGGATTATCCAGACGAGGAGCCGTTTTTAACATGGATGGACGATGACAATGTATACGACGACTCATTCATGACGAGTGAGGATTGGGCTAAGGAAAATGGAATTTGCGTTATTGCACATTTTGTTGATATGTCTATAAACCTCTGCATCACGGCAACAAAAGAATGGATAGACAGTAACTGCCCTAATCTCCTCACAAAAAATGCGCAGTTCTTGCGATATCCTGATGAATGTGGTGATGTCTATGGAAGATTCGGAGCAAAGTTTTTAGAATATCATGAGGATAATTTTGGTGTTACATGGATTTAGTAAAATACTTTTGTACAATATAATAGATGAAGGAGTTTGGCTATGGCATCATATTGGTGGGGATATATTCCTCCAGATTACGGCGAAACCGAAGAATATCGGAGAATCATGAAGCAAAACGATATCGCGGTGGAATTGTTCAAGGAAAGGCAAAATGCTACCCCATCTGCAAAGCGAATAACGGACTTGCAGGTGAAGTATGACCTTCTTGACCGTAATAAATAACAGTGAGGGAGGGTATAGAAATGGTTGAATTGCAAGGGAAGTACGCATCTGCAAAGGTATTTACCAATATTGTTGATGAAGCATCCATATCGCAAGTAATAAATCTTTTGAACCAGCCTTACATCGATGGCAGCGTTGTCAGAATGATGCCAGATATTCATGCCGGGGCTGGCTGCACTATTGGCACGACAATGACTATCAAGGATAAGATTTGTCCTAATCTTGTTGGGGTTGATATTGGTTGCGGCATGGAGACAATCCGAATTAAGGAGAACTTCATCGAACCAGCAAAACTTGATAAAGTAATTCGTGAGTTGATTCCATCTGGATTCAGTGTGCGTTCTACTAACCATAGGTTTGCAAATGACATAGACTTGTCAAAGCTATCTTGTGTGAAAAAGATAGACATAGACCGTGCATACAACAGCATAGGCACACTCGGTGGTGGCAATCATTTTATAGAAGCCAATAAAGATGGAGATGAAAATATCTACATTATTGTCCACTCTGGCAGTCGTCATCTTGGCCTTGAAATTGCCAATTACTACCAGGAAGCGGCATACAATACTCTAACATCATATAGCAAAGAAGAGATTAACAGTATTATTAAGACGCTGAAAACTTCTGGACGCGCAAAAGAAATTCAAAATAAATTGAAAAAGCTGAAATCAAAAAGGTCTCCAGTTCCAAAGCAGTTAGCGTATGTGGAGGGCGAGCTTTTTGACCGATATATCCACGATATGAGAATAGCACAACAATTTGCAGAGTTAAACCGTCAGGCAATGATGGACAGCATTGTTAATGGAATGGGACTCCATGTTATAGAACAGTTTACAACTATCCACAATTACATTGACACAGATAATATGATTCTTCGAAAAGGTGCGGTTTCCGCCCAGAACGGGGAACGCTTGCTTATCCCCATAAATATGAGGGATGGTAGTTTACTTTGCACCGGCAAGGGTAATGAAGATTGGAACTTCTCCGCTCCTCATGGAGCAGGCCGACTAATGAGCCGCAGTGATGCAAAAGAAGCGTTTACAGTTTCTGAGTTCAAACAACAAATGGAGGGTATCTATACAACATCTGTTGGACGCAGCACATTAGATGAGTGCCCCATGGCTTATAAGAGAATGGATGATATAGTTGGAAATATTGAGCCAACAGTAAGTGTTGATGCAGTTATCAGGCCAATATATAATTTCAAGTCTGGCGATGGAGAATAACAGATGAAAATAGAATGGTTCCCAATAATTGCAGAATGTCTCAGAGATTATTCTGAGGGAGAAGTGTGGGGCAATGGTGGAGACGAGATAATGTGCAGAAGCGAAAGCGTTGCCAACGCGATGGAAGATTTGCTTACACAGCTCTATGCTTCACAAGGAGATAAAATCACAATATGTACCGGGTACTATGACCCAGATGAAGATAGGCGTAACGGCGAAGAGGATAGATGTACTGGCTGGTGGTATGTGAATATCAACTAATTTCAAAGGTGGTGCGATATTGAGCAAAGAGTTTGTTTTTTTGAGTATGCTGTTTTTCCACATCGTGGACGACTACTATCTCCAAGGTATCTTGGCTTCGATGAAACAGAAGAACTGGTGGGAAAACAACGCTCCACAGCGATTGTATAAGTATGACTATATAGTGGCGCTCATTATGCATAGTTTGAGCTGGGCTTTTATGATAATGCTGCCGATTGCAATACAAACTCACCTGAATGTCGGAAATGCCTTTCTCTGCGCCCTCATTGTCAATGCAATAGTACATGGTGTTGTGGATGACATTAAGGCCAATAAACTTAAGATTAACCTTATTATTGACCAGACAATTCATATCGTTCAAATAGTTGTAACATTCATTATCAATGTGCATTTCTTGGGGGTGGTATAATGAATAGGCACGAAGTTACTATCCATATTACGTCAGATGAATTTACAAGAGTCAATCGACTTTTAGCAATAGAATCCTTAGAGGATATGACGGACGACGAATTGATTTTGCAAGGAGCGAACACCCATCACAACGAGGGTATCTATTACGCCGAGTTTGACAACGGTAGTTCTATCAATTTCGACCTTTGTTCCGGAGTACTCAACTACTGGGATGATGTGGTGTGGACAAACCGAGACAGAAGCATAGATGTCATGCTCGATTGTGAATATAAACTTGGAGATATTGAGGTAGAGATTGAATCCGAGTTGTATATCGTAAAGATAGCAATAGAATGACAGCAAAATAGAATTTTGGTGGTGATGAGATGACTTTGGATAGCGTCATCGTTTCTGCCCCTGATAACTTTGTGATTCGAGATGCTCTTGCCAGATGCTTTGAGGTGGTGCAAGAGCACAGACACATCGTGTGCTCTTGCAGCGGGGGGGGCGACAGTGATGTGATGGTTGACCTGCTCTTGCGATGTGGTGCAGGTGAGAAAACGGATTTTGTGTTTTTCAACACCGGACTTGAATATGTCGCCACCTTCGAGCATTTGGAAGAGATAGAGCGGAAATACGGGGTGTCAATCCACCGCATAGATGCTATTAAGCCAATTCCGATATGTGTGAAGGAGTATGGTGTTCCGTTTTGGAGTAAGTTCGCATCAGATATGATTCATCGCTTACAGCTGCACAATTTCCAGTGGGAGGACGAATCGTTCGATGTCCTTATTCAACGGTATCCAAGATGCAAAACCGCATTGGAATGGTGGTGTAACGTAATCACAGGAAGCACCACACAATATGCAATCAAACGAATACCATATCTGAAAGAGTTCATGATAATCAACCCGCCGTCATTCCGAATCTCTGATAAATGCTGTACATACGCAAAGAAGAAAGTGTCTGAGCGGTTCATTAAGAACGGTGACTATGACCTGTCTTGCATTGGTGTCAGGCAGTCGGAAGGCGGGATACGCTCCGCAACATACAAAACGTGTTTTTCAGATGGCGATGATATCGACCACTTCCGCCCAGTGTTTTGGCTAAGGGACAATGATAAAGAGGAATATTGTGAGCACTATGGTGTCACACATAGCAGATGCTACACCCAGTATGGCTTAGCCCGTACTGGGTGTTTTGGTTGTCCATTCGGAAAGCGGTTTGAAGACGAGTTAAAGTCGATAGAGCAGCACGAACCTAAATTGCTCCGGGCCGCAAATAGTATCTTCGGAGAGAGTTATGACTACACTCGCAGATACCTTGCATTCCGAGAAAAAATGAAGCGGAAGCAGAAGAAACAATAAAACAGAACTTTGGTGGTGAATAACGATGAGATACAATGGCGTTAGGTTAGAAAAAGGTATGTACCAGGAGCATGGGCGCACATTCAGTCATGTGCTGGAAAGTATTGACCCAAGCAACCAATACGTTGGCACGCCCCTGGAGGGACTGGACGCTTTTCAGCGCCAGCTCAAGCGCTTCGACATCAAGGTGAAGGGCGCTCAGTCCGATACGGTTGAAAAATTCTTTGCCACAACAGAATCAGCGGTACTTTTCCCTGAATATGTTGCAAGAGTGGTGCAGCGTGGTATGGAAGAGTCGGATATAGTTCCAATGATTACCGCCTCTGTAACGAGAGTTGATGATGAGGAACAGGTCGGGAACACTCGGGCGAATCTACGCAAGAGGGGACGGCTGTTAGTTTCCGGTTATGATGCAGTCCGCGCACAAAAGTTGGATTTGTTCTCTGTTACATTACGCCAGATTGGCTCTTACATCGCACACACTCGTTTGGAGGACGCCGTAGACGTTCTTGTTAATGGAGATTGCAATAGCAAGGCCGCCGAGGTAGCATCTCTAAACGGGCGTATCTTCGGATACAATACGCTGCTGGATTTTTGGGCCCAGTTCGACCCATACGAAATGAACATCGCCCTTGCATCCAACGATATAGCCCTCGATTTGTTGAAGATGCCTGAGTTTCAAAACTCGTCTGCTGGATTCAGCTTTCAGCAACCGCATTGTGTCACCATGCCATTTGGGCCTATGCTGATTCGTTCTAACGCTGTGCCACAAAACACAGTGATTGGAATCGACAAGCGCTTTGCTCTTGAGATGGGGCAAGTTGGAGATGTAACAACGGAATACGATAAGCTCATCAACCGTCAATTTGAGAGAACTGCCATCACTATTATCAGTGGATTCTCAAAAATCTATGATGAAGCAAGTCGAGTTTTAAGCACCTCATTGCAAAAGAAACGGTAACTCAGGTTGTAATGCGGAATATGGGATTGAAAGCGTCCATCATCTAAGGAGTGGGACGAAGCAGCATGGCTGTGGATAATGGGAAGGCACCCCGTAACTGGTAAGACTGCCCTCCCTTTGGCGTAAAAACACACCATATCATTTATAAATCATACTGGAGGTACATATGAAAAAGAAGTTTACTGCTGTGGCACTTTTTATCGTTCTGCTTATGGGACTGGCGGCTTGTGCGTCCAAAGGCACAAAGGGGTACGAGTCAAACACGGGGCTGGTAGCTATCCCTGGTTTCAACGACTTGTACTACGATAGCCAGACCAAGGTTGTGTATTTCGTGTTCAATGAGTGCTCTGGGTATCAGGGGTATGGGTATATGTCTGCCTACTACGCCCCGAATGGGCTCCCATATCTCTACGACCCATTCAATCAGGAATTGGCTGAAATTAGTTATGCACCGACCGAGCAGACCGAGAATCTCCAACCAAATTTTCTTTCAAGGGGAACGAATAGCGGATTATGAAGCTACGCTTTGGTGATGAAAATGCAATATAAGTTCGGTGATGTTCTGATATACACCTCGCCGCAAGACTCCACTCGCAAAACTCCGTGTGTGTTCATACGGGATGAGAAAGGTCGAGCAGTCGTATGTTTTCGGCGTGCGGAGTGGGCGGCAAGAGTAAACTACCAGTTTCTGTCGAAACAGGAAGCAATATAATAAGTTATGCGGTGGCGGAATAGGTAGACGCTAATGTCAGATAGGATGGCCTATCGGTTCGATTCCGACGGCTCTTAACCACGGTGAAATAGCCGACAGAGCAGGGGCTGATTTGGTACAAGGGAGTGGACATCCATGTAGGGTGCAAATCCTTGCCCGTATAACGATTCAAGGAGGCAGGCCATGTTCCGTGTAATCATCGCTGGCGGTCGAGACTTCAAGGACTACGACCTGCTTGTTAAAACCATGAACCATCTTCTGTCCAATATCAAGGACGACATCACGGTAGTCTGCGGCAAAGCACGAGGAGCCGATACGCTTGGAGAGCAGTATGCCAAGGAGCAGGGTTATGCCGTGCAGTATTTTCCTGCAGATTGGGACAGGTATGGCAAGGCCGCTGGATACCTTCGCAATACGGAGATGGCCAAAAACGCTGATGCCTTAGTCGCATTTTGGGATGGAATGAGTTTGGGGACGCGGCACATGATTGAGACCGCAAAGGCACACGGTCTAAAAGTTCGAGTGAAACGATACGATAAAGAAAGCGGGGTGCGTTGATAAATGGAAGGGAAATTCGTCGTTTATGATTCTCAGGGGGAACTGAACCTGCGGCAAATCGCAGACTCTGGTCAGTGTTTCCGACTGAAAGAGTATGATGCAGACAAGTTTATTGCGGTCACGGGTTCTCACGCCGTTGACATCCACCGTCGTGGCGACGTTTACATCTTCTGGTGCGATACCAATGAGTTCCAGGAAGTTTGGACTCCATACTTTGACCTGGATACAGACTACAGAACGTTTAAGGCTCAGATGCAGGACGACCCGTTCCTGCAGGAAGCACTCAATAGCGGCGGCGGAATCCGTATCCTCCGGCAAGACCTGTGGGAAACGGCGGTTACATTCACCATCTCCCAGCGCAATAATATCCCACGCATTGCCAAGTCGGTCGAGACATTATGCAGTAATTTCGGGACTTCACTGAAGGAAATCGGCGGACAACAGGTCTACGCCTTCCCAACCCCCGACCAGCTTCTCTGGCCGGATTTGTCAGCCGCTGCACTTGGATATCGAGAGCCATACATCAAAGAGCTGTGTCGGAAAGGTGACGACGTGTGGCAAAGTCTCCCCAACCTAAGCGATGCTCAAGCCAAGAAAACACTGATTGCCATGAAGGGTATCGGTGAGAAAGTGGCCAACTGCATTATGCTCTTTGGGCTCCATCGGATGGACAGCTATCCTCGGGACGTGTGGGTCAACCGCCTGATTGATGACGTGTATCATGGAGACTTCGACCCTGGCAAATACGCCGGGTTCGCCGGGTATGTCCAGCAGTTACAGTTCTACCACTATCGGAATAAGACGTTCAGCTTTTAGAAGCAGATTGAAGCCGCCGCAAGGCGGCTTTTTTATTTTAATATTCGCCGGAGGTGAGGTCATGATACAAATTCTGGAACTGTTCGGAGGCGTTGGCTCTCCACGCTGTGCCCTCCGTAATCTTGGCATTCCGACAAAGGCAATCGACTATGTGGAGATTGATGAGAAGGCGGTCAGGACTTATAACAGTATGTTCCGTGAGGAGCTTCCATACAAGACTCAAAGCGTTGTTGGGTGGAACCTCAGACCCGATATCCTTATTCATGGAAGCCCGTGCCAGGATATGAGTATTTCGGGCCATCAGGGAAAGGCAACTGCCGTCAACGGACGAGTAAATCGCGGGCGTGGCGCAGACGAGGGAAGCGGAACTCGCTCCAGCCTAATGTGGGAAACCATCCACATCATCCAGCAAATGGGAGACTGGAAGCCGAAATATGTCATCTGGGAGAATGTCAAGAATGTACTCACCAGATACAACCGCCACAACTTCGACCGATACATATCTGAACTTGAAAGGCTTGGGTATACGAGCAACTATGCAGTTCTCGATGCAAGGGACTTCGGTCTGCCACAGGCCAGAGAGCGTGTGTTCACCATCTCCACTTTGAACGAGGGGGTGTTTGACTTCGATAGCCTAATTCACACCCCGATGCAAGATATCCGGTCGTTCCTGCTGGATAACGCTGAGGTTCCAAGCGTTTACGATGTAACCCAGCCAAGCGTTCTGAGTGTGATTGGCGAAACGGGTATTAGGCGAGCGACAATCATTCGAGACTATGCTTTTACTGTGACAACCAGACAAGACAGAACACCGGCTCAGGTGGTGGACTGCGGAAATGGTCGTTACCGATATCTGACTGAGCTTGAATGCTGGCGTCTGCAAGGATATACCGACGAAGATTATCGAAGGGCCGAGCAGGCTCAGAAACGGGTCGGTCGTTACTATACAGCCTTGTATAAACAGGCTGGAAATTCTATTGCAGTTCCAATTTTCGAGAGCATCTTTCGCAAGATGCTACTCGGGGAAACAGCCTAAGCACAACTCAGACCAGCCAGCCGCTTTGTAAATTTGTTGCAGTACATACCTCGTTTCCCTGCAACAGCTTTTCGCCCAAGGCAAAAGTAAGAATTTGGAGCTACGTTCCCATCGCCCAGCAGTCCGCTTCGCGGACGAGACTTTTCTCACTCGCATTGCCAAGCAATGCTCGTGAGTGCTGGGCTCGGGAACGACGCAATGCACATCGAGCGGCCCACTCACAATCGCCGCCCCGATGCGGAAAGCGGCTGGCTGTTTGAAATAAAATCGGAGGTGCCCATATGATTGATGTTGGAGCAAAGAGTGTGTGTTTCGCCTGCGACGAGTGCGGTATTCACGAGCAGATTGAACGCAGAATGCAGGTCGCCCGTGAGCTCGGGGAAAATCTCCAATACGACCATTGTAGTTGCGACAAAGTCGGAGATGAGTTTTGGGCCGGAGGGTACTGCGAGGACGCTTTTGCTGAGAAACCCTCCAAAAGAAATGAAGTCAGGCGCAAAACGGGCCGTGCGTACAGGCGCAAAATGCGCCGCAAGACCATCAAAAAGTATCGCATCCGGGATGGTCAGGGGTGGTCGTTTGGGCCACACATCAACGGGCATTGGGAGGGCGATGAATATGTCCTTGGCAATTACGTTGAATATCCCAGAAGCTCAAAAAACAAGGTGTTCTTCAAGCGTGTGTCGAACAAGGCAGTCCGCCGGAGTGAAAGCCTCCCGCTCAAGGGGAACGGATACCGTAAGGTGTTCGACTACTGGTGGACGATTACTTAGGGAGGCGATTCATTGACTTCGTACTACGTTACAACCACATCATCCACCGTCAATGATTGGTGGCACCGCTCTCCATACCTCTCACACTCATACTACCAGCCATTCAATGTCTGTACGCCAACAAAAGAGCGGACGGTTTGCATCCCAAAAGAGGAGATGCAGCAGATGAGTAACGAAGAGTTTGACGCTGCGTTCAAAGACCTGCTTTTTGGTGGCAGCAAACAGGAGGGAGAAAATGCCTAATTTCTACATCTCAGACTGGCACTACAACCACAAGAATTGCTTGGCATTTGACAACAGGCCGTTCACATCTATTGAGCAAATGAACGAAGCGCTCGTAGAGCGCTGGAACAACGTGGTCAAGCCGGGCGACACAGTGTATGTGCTTGGCGATATGTTCTGGTGTGACTCAGAGATGGCAATCTCTGTGCTGGATTCTCTGTCTGGTAGGATTTTCCTGATTAAGGGGAACCACGACCGTTGTCACACTAAAAAGTTCACTGACAAGTTCGTAAAAGTCGCAGAATACATGGAGATTAAAGATAACGGACGCAATGTAGTGCTAAGTCACTATCCTATCCCATGTTTCAAAAATCATTTTTACGGATGGTATCATCTGTATGGTCATGTCCACAACTCATTCGAGTTCAACATGATGGAGCACGATAAATTTCTCATGCAGGAATTGTACTCCCGCCCATGCAATATGTTTAACGTTGGTGCCATGATGCCATGGATGGACTACACACCACGGACGCTCGAACAGGTCGAATTGCTGTCCAATGGGTGGAAAATTGAATCTGTTGGAAAAAACGAGTAGGTATAAACCCCTGTCCGACAGCGGTTTCTCCTGTGCTTGATGGGGTGTTCTTATGCTACAATTTATAAAGCTGCAAGGAGGGCGTCAATGATTTATCTTGATGCAGCGGCTACGACCCCGATTGACCCAAGGGTCTTGGAATCTATGATGCCGTACCTGACGACCCAATACGGAAACGCCGGTACGCTCTACAGATTCGGACGGGCGGCCAACGAAGCGATTCAAGAATCGAGAGCACGGGTGGCCCGGTTTATCGGCGCAGACCCAAACAGCATCATTTTCACATCCGGCGGCAGCGAGGCCAACAACCTTGTGTTCCACGGCGTAAGAGACTATCTCAAGCGCATTGGGCGCACACATATCCTCGTTTCTGCCGTGGAGCACGACAGTGTTCTCAGAGCCGCAGAGAGCCTTATGAAAGACGGATTTGATGTCGAGTATATTCCCGTACTCGGCAACGGAACCGTGCCTTCTGCGGCTGTTGAGCGGGCTTTACGGGCAGATACCGGGCTGGTGTCCGTCATGTATGTCAACAATGAAACCGGCGTAGAGAATCCGGTGGGCGATATTGGGAGCATCTGCTTGAAGCACGGCGTTCTGTTCCATACGGACTGTGTACAGGCCGCCGGGTGCCACCCCATCGACACCACCAGTATCGGCTGTGATTTCCTGTCCATCTCGGCCCACAAAATCCATGGCCCCAAGGGCACGGGCGCTCTCTATGCCAAGGATTCCTCCATCCTATCTCCTCTCATCTATGGCGGACACGACCAGGAGTTTGGGCTACGGGGCGGAACGGAAAACGTGGCCGGTATCGTTGGGTTTGGACGGGCGTGCGAGATTGCCAGCGCCCAGCAGAATGAGGACAGAACGACCGTCTCCATGCTCAAGCAACGGTTCGTGACAGAGCTTCAGAGCCATCTCGGTGGCGATACCGTACATATCAACGGGACATCCCTTCTGGCTCCAGGGAAAACGGTCAATCTCCGAATTGACGGTGTTGATAACGAGACCCTTATCCTGATGCTGGACAATGCGGATGTCTGCATTGCCGCCGGGTCTGCCTGTCAGAGCCACGAGTCCAAACCGAGCCATGTGCTCACGGCAATGGGGCTTACTACAGAAGAAGCAAGGAGTTCCATCCGTGTCTCGTTCTCCAGAATGAACACGGTGGATGAGGTTATGGACGCAGCCCACACTCTGGCATCTTTTGCCGATGTGCTGCGCTCACACAGAACGGAGGAATAGGCTATGACAATCGAGCAAATCAAAGAAATGGTGGCGGGTTCCGAGTACGATTTCCTCAGAACCAACCCACATCTGAAAGACAGAATCATCTTCCTGACGCTGGGCGGCAGCTACTCATACGGCACAAATGTGGAGACATCAGACGTGGATGTTCGTGGCTGTGCCTTAAACACTCCCTCTGATTTGCTCGGCCTTACCAATTTCGAGCAGGTCGTTCATACGCAGACCGACACCACGGTCTATTCCTTCAACAAGCTCATCAAGCTCCTGCTCAACTGCAATCCCAACACCATCGAAATGCTGGGGTGCAAACCGGAACACTACTTCCTGCTCACTGATACCGGCAGGATGATGATTGAGAATCGGAAGCTGTTTATGTCCAAGCGTGCAGTCCACTCCTTCGGTGGGTATGCCACGCAGCAGCTCCGGCGGTTGGAGAACGCCCTTGCCAGAGACAAAATGCCGCAGAGTCGGTGGGAGGAGCATATCCGTAACTCCATGGAGCGTGCAGTGCAGTCCTTCAAAAGTCGCTACACCAAGTTCGACAAGGGCAGCTTTATTCTCTACACTGACGATAGCCCACGAGAGGATTTAGACCGTGAGATTTTCGCCGACATTACCTTGAAGAAATTCCCGGCCAGGGAGTTCAACAGCATGATTAACGACCTGACCAACGTGCTCAGCGACTATGAAAAGTTGAACCACAGGAACAATAAAAAGGACGACAACCACCTCAACAAGCACGCCATGCACCTCATCCGGCTGTACCTGATGTGCCTGGACATCCTGGAGAAGGGCGACATCGTTACCTACAGGGGCAACGACCTCGACCTGCTCATGAGTATCCGGCATGGGGAGTACCAGAAAGAGGACGGGACGTACCGGCAGGAGTTCTTCGATATGGTTAGCGAGTTCGAGGCTCGACTGGCCTATGCCAAGGAGAACACGGCTCTACCGGAGAATCCCGACATGAAGCGTGTCGAGGAGTTCATCATAGAAGTGAACAGGAGGTCTTTGGATGGGTAGAATTCATATCCCTCGTGGCGCAAGCGATGTTATGACCGTACTGGCGCTGGATGGATTCGACTCATATGTGGTAGGCGGGTGCGTCCGAGACAGCCTGCTCGGCCTGGAGCCGCATGATTGGGACATCTGCACCAACGCAACACCCGTGGAGGTTCTGGAAACTTTTGCGAGACGCAATATTAAGACTATCGAGACCGGTATTAAGCATGGCACAGTTACGGTCTGTCTGGGCGACGCCGGAGAACAGTACGAGGTCACGACGTTCCGTATTGACGGTGAGTATTCTGACAGCCGCCACCCGGACAGTGTGAGTTTCACACCAAGTCTTCGAGAGGATTTGGCGAGACGTGACTTCACCATGAACGCCATGGCCTACAACGAAGTCGATGGCCTGATTGACCCGTTCGGTGGTGAGAAATCCTTGCGGGACAATGAAATTTCTTGTGTAGGCAATCCGGCGGACAGGTTCCAAGAGGATGCTCTGCGGGTTATGCGGGCTCTCAGGTTTGCTTCTACCTACGGATTCTCTATCCAGGAGGGCACGGCCAAGGCGATTCGCCAATTTGCACCACGCCTGAGCAACATCGCCGCAGAACGTGTCCAGTCGGAATTGAACAAACTCCTCCTGGGTGGCGGTGTGCTCCAAGTTTTGCTGGACTACAGCGATGTCATGGCGGTCATCATCCCAGAGCTTGCTCCATGTATCGGATTCGACCAAAAGAACCGCTATCATGAGTACACGATTTACGACCATATCGTTCATGCTGTCGCTAACTACACCGGGGACGACCTTTCAGTGAAGGTGGCGCTCCTGCTTCATGACATTGGGAAGCCTCAGTGTTACACCGAAGATGAACGGGGTGGGCACTTCCATGGCCATGGTGTTCCAAGCCATGACCTGGCCGACATCGTGACTAAGCGGCTGCGGTATGACAATAAGACCAGGGACGAAGTGCTCACACTGGTTCTGTATCATGACTCCGTTATCGAGCCGACCTACAATGTGGTTCGCCGGTGGTTGAACAAGATTGGAGAAACGAACTTCCGCAAACTCCTCCAGGTTCGGATGGCCAATATCAAAGCTCACGCAAAGGATACTCAGGCGTCCCGAATCGAGCGGTGTTTGGCGCTCCACGATATTCTGGACGAAGTCATAGCGCAGGAGCAGTGTTTTTCCATGAAGGATTTGGCTATCCGAGGCAAAGATGTGATGTCGTTCGGCGTGCCGGAAGGTAAGCTGGTCGGAGATACGTTGCGGCACATCCTCGATACGGTTATCAACGGGGAAATCCCGAACGAAATCGAGCCTCAAATACAGGCCGTCCAGCAGTATTTGGCGGTGCGTGCTCATGAGTAGTCCTAAGTATCCAAAGGGCGAGCGAGTCTGGGTCGGCTATTACGATATCGGTCACGAGCTTCGCTTTATCCTGACAAGTAAAGAGTCCTCCCGAGAATATTTCTTTCTGTATGAGCTGGTTGACGGCGCATTCAAGAAACTCGGGAGGGCTCGTTCTCCCAAGGAGCTTGAAGCGAAGTTCGATGTAAATAAGAAATTGGGGGTGGTGCGTTGACGGACTTTGCCTACGACTGTTTACAGAAAAAACGTCTCGCCCGTCAGGCATTACATAAAAAGAACGGCAGCAAAAGCCGCCGCTGTCCCATGTCTACAGACCATATGACCGAAAAACAGTGGAAGGAAAGGAATGGTAAAGTCGTGTCCGTGAGTTTTGACAAGCCCACATCGTGGGATAACTTCAGAGAGCTGTCGAAGGGAGCGCAGGAGGAGTACCTGCGATGTCTTTCCACGACCTACGGGGCAAACGCCACAAACCTCGCAGAGATGTTTGATGTGAGCGTGTCTACCATCCGACGCCACATCCAGTCTGCCAATTTGGACATCAAGTTCCATGTGGGACACTCAATGAACGCAGAGCAGCGTGCGGCCTGGGAGGCATTTCTGGGTGGCACAGCAGCCTCCCCTGTTCCTCAAACGGTCTGCGAGCCAAAACTGGAGGAACCGCCAAAACTTCATGTCGATACATCTATGCGGATGAACCGGTTCTCTCTGAGCTTTTCCGGCGACATCAACGTCGATATGATTGCGAACTCTCTCAAGCACATCCTGGGAGGAAACGCTACAGGGCAGGTCGAAATCGTGTGCAGCCTCGTGGGAGGTTGTTGAAAAGCGAAATCCTGTGTGGTACAATTATTAGAATGAAGGGGTGATTCAATGGAGCAGAATTTTGACTTTCAGTTTACGTCCGAAGAGGATATTCAGCATCTGTTGGACGGATTTGTGGAAGGTATGCAGGATATGGTAGCCGAGGATGAAGGCAAGACTACCATCATCAACCCTCTGCGGCTGGCGCAAATCAAGTTCACATACTCGGTGATGAAGTATCTGACCAGGGACACCGATGCCGAGGTGACGTATAAACTGAATGAGCCGTTCAAGACCATGGGCGGTGTGTCTGTGGAAGGCAAGGTGCTGGAGTTTGCGGGCTCCAAGTGGTTTGCAAGAGCGGCGGAGTTTGCAAGCAACACCGAGGTATATCCGCTGGCGAAGAACCGCGTCCGCCTGACATTCACATTTCACGGCCTCACTGCGCCGATTGAGTAAGGGAGGTGTAGCTGATGGACTACCCTGGATGTAAAGGCTTCGTTGACGACCTGATTAACGAGGCCAGCGCCGAGTTTTCTCCGGCGTACACATTGCGTAAGAACGCACAGGAACGGCTTGACAAGGTGTGCGAGCTGGTGGATGCACTGGCTGAGGAGCTGGACTGCGAAAGTGTGGACGTGAGCGTCAACACCTCCAGCAAGCAGCTCACCATCATGGTTCTCTGCGATGACATCATTTTGGAGGACAGAACGCATCCGTTCTTTGAACTCATCAAGATGCTGGACTCGTTTGCATTCTCCAAGTGTAAGGAGTTTCTGCGAATTGAGTTGAACATCGACGGACTATGGGAGAGGTCGAGTGGACAACAGAAGACGTGACAGCCTTAAAGAGGCAATCCAGTTGCTGGGCAGGGTTTCGATGATGGTTGATACGGTCTGCAATAAGGAGCAGGACTGCGTAGATAACTATCCTGAAAACCTGCAGGGCACAGAACGGTTCGAGCGCATGGAGGATGCGGTCGATAACCTGAACGAAGCATTAGAAAAAATCGACGACGCAAAGAGCTGCATTCAGGCGGCAATCGTCAAGTGAGGTGTTCATAGTTGGAGCTGATTCTATTCCTGCTTTTGGGCGGTGTGTTGTTCACCCGTGTTGGGGTGGATAAAAGTGAGACAAAGAAGGCTAACCAAGCGGCCTGCCAACGGTTGGACTGGCATAGGGCCCGCCTTGAAGGGTGGCGTGAGCTTGTAGCCGATAAGGCGTTGGAGGAAGACCTTGCCGACCTCATCAATGACCCTGCGAACTATGAGGATGTCTGGGCCGAGGTTCACGACGCTTATCTTCGGATGCCTTCCTGCAAGTTATTCACCAGGATTCTTCTGTACTCCACGATGGTGAAGCAGCTTCGCGGCGCCACCTACACCAAGAAGCAGCAGGAAACGATTGCAGCCTCCAATCGCCAGGACGCTCTTGACATTATGCTGGCCCGCCGGGGAAAGGTGCGCTATATCAATACCTGCGACGGTTGGCATATTAAAGACCTGATGCCCGGTCACGGTGAAAGCTCAAAGCGTGCGTGGGACGAAGCCTTTGACCTGTGGGTCTACATCCGAGACGAGCTGCGCAGAAACGGCGTTCCGGCCAAGCTCATCTTCCAGACCGGAGAGATTGAGGAGTTCAAGCGAACGGCATATGACGCCGATGATGTTGAGAAGTTCCGCTACATGAGCGGCTCGCTCACATGGCTCCCCCTCACGAACTTCGACCACAATCTGAACTATGTATAAAGCGGGGTGCTTTTCAGCGCCCCGCTAAATTCAGTCCTCAAACAGGTAATCGGGCAGTTCCAGGCGCACATCGAGCAGAACCTTCCCGCAAGCCTGTACCGAATGCCCGCTGTCGGCGCTGACAAAGACATTCGTGTCCCGCAGGTCGGGGTTCGCGGAAACCAGAATGAGATTTCTGTCCTCATCCAGGTAATACTGCTTGCAGTACATAGCGCCGTCAACGCAGAAGATGCCGACATCTCCAATGGACAGCTCGGCATCTCTGCGGACATAGACGGTATCGCCATCGTGGATATACGGTTCCATACTGTTGCCCTGGATGTCAACAGCAAAGTCTGCGGCATCCGGCACAGAGTCGTCCGCCAGCATCATTCCAAAGTCCGCCACATCAATCGGAGCCGCCACACCCGCAGCGGACGGCGACGTGAAGTGCGGAATATACCTTGCCGCCGCTCTCGCTTCTTCTATGTTGATAACTTTCCTCGGCGCAGGTCTTTGCTGGATGGAGACTCGCTCTGCTTCGATGGCGCACAGGGTATCTACGACTTTCTTCCCGTGGTCATCAAGTACCCGGTAGTTTTTCAGCAGTCCTTTCTCTGCCGAAGACAATACCAAACTTGACTTTGATGCGTTGCCAAGCTGAAAGTCCAACAGCGTATCCATTGAAACACTGAGCGTCCGGCCCAACGATATCAGAGTATCCATCGCCGGTTTCTTCGCGTTCTTTTCCCAAGACCTGAGAGCGACAACAGAAACGCCCACGGCTGAACTGAGCTGCTGCTGTGTATATCCTCTTTCAAGGCGCAGACCTTTTAGTCTCTGCCCAAAGTCCATTTAATATCCCTCCAAAAATCTACTCTATTTTTCCCTGTTGACAGGGGCTAAAATTTGTGATAGCATAATCGGCACCGGCAAACGATTGTTTCCTTTTTCAGAATAACACAAACTTTAGTTTCTGTCAAGGAAAAAGAAAAGGCGCACCGCCCCATGAACGAAAACAAGACGACGGTGCGCCGCAACCCAGTATGACTACCAGGCGGGCCGGAAGTGACACCACTCACATCCAACCGCCTGTAGTATACCATGCTGAAACTTATAAATCAATGGAGGTTTTTACTACAGGATGAGAAAACGGGTATCGGTCAAGGAACTGAAGGAATACTGTGAACAGAACCAGCCCAAACAGGTCACCTACTACTCAGAGAACCAAGATTGGTATCGCATCTCAGACCCATGCAAACTCAGGATGCACTTCCCAATTATGTTGATATGCGAAAACCCCAGCCTGATTTGCTTGAAGTCCGGGACGAGCACTCTTTGTTTCGACAGAGTTTGTTTCGTGGAAATTGATACCGAAACCACGGTTCTTGGTACGATTCTGACTGTGTATTGTGGCTGTTCTGGGGCGAAAGAACCTGAAATCACATACAAACTCATCGCCGCATAAAATTTTTTCATGTATTTTTTATTATTGAGTTGACAGACGCGGCCTCAATATGCTATACTCCAGGCATCAACATAATTGAAGCGAAGGAGTAAGTAGCATGATGAGCAACACAACACATAACCGTCACCCCCTGATTGGCGAGGTCTACATGGTCAAGTTCGATGGAGCGGGCAGTGTCCAAAGGAAATACCGTCCAGCGCTGGTCTTCCAGAATAATGTCGGAAACAAATATAGCCCCAACGTTGTGGTCTTGCCCTTTACGAGCGTCCGCAAAAAGGCGAATCAGCCGACCCATGTCCTTGTTGACGCCAAGGGCAGCGGGATGAAGACCGACAGTATGGTGTTGTGTGAAAATCCCCAGAGCATCCCCAAGGAAATGCTCGGAGAATATGTGACTACGCTTCCCGAGAAGTACATGAAGCAGGTCGCCGCAGCCAGCCTGTTGGCGAACAGCGCCATCTCCTATCTGGACATCTCCATGCTCGTGGCTTTGATGGAAAAGGCAGCTAAGCTGAACGCTGTGTAAGCGGGCAGCTCTACATATCAGTAGGAGGTTGTCTTTCATGTATAACGAAGAACTGAAGACCAAGTTTATCAGAGATTATACGCAGAGCATTAACACGGCCAACGTCGCCACCACTATCTTCAACTCTTTTTCAGTGGATGAAGAGGGGTGGCAGGCCGACCTGTGTACCAAGTCCGCCGAGGAGCTGCAGCCGGTTATCGACCGGGTCATGGCGCTGCGTATGCGAAGTCAGTGGGTGGCCATGAACATCCTCAAGGAGTACGTTCGGTGGTGCATCGCCAATAAGGTGCCCGATGCCTGCGACGGCATGCTCAACATCACCATGGTTGGGCTGGATAAGATTCGCAAGCAGATGGTGTCAAGCCCACTTCATCTCCAGAGGTGCTTGGATGAAGTTTTTGACCCGGAACAGGACGGAACGATAGACAACATCTACCGCTGTTACTACTGGATGGCGTATGCCGGTATCAAAGAAGAGGATACGGTTCTGGTCAAGGCATCTGATGTCTCCTTCTCAGAGCAATGTATCAACTTCAAAGGCACAAGCTATCCGCTTTACAGGGAGTCTCTTCCAGCCTTCCATCAGGCCGTGGAGTTGACCGAGTTTATGCACCGGCACCCCAACTATAAGAAGCCAGTCATGCGTCCCAGGGTAGACGGCGACAATATCATGCGCGGCATTCGAGCCAGCACGAAGCTGCTCACAGTCCGCACCACTCTGTCCAAAAGAATGAAAGAGGCGGAAGACCGGGGTAAGAGCGAGGTCAAACTCAGCTACTTCCGGGTCTGGATATCCGGGCTTTTCTATCGGATGTATGAGCGGGAACGAGCTGGTCTTCCTGTGGACTTTTCCGAAGCAGCCGCAGATATGATGTCCGGGAAGACCTACCGCATCGAAGGGGTCAACAAGCGCATCAAAGTTTCGCACCTTCAGAACCGCAAAGAACTGGACTACACCGAGGACTACCAGCGCTGGAAGCTGGCGTTCTCCATCTGAACAAGATAGTAAGGAGAGCTCGCTCAGGCGGGCCTCTCTTTTACATATATAAACATAATTATAATAAATACAACACGCAAAAGCGTATCGTATAAGTCTGAAAGAAAGGAGGGTTGTCCTTGAATGCACCATTGGAAGAGTTAAAGGCGAGGTTTCTCAATGTGTATAGCGAGACTATTACGAGAGAGGGCGCAGATGGTTTGCTTCAGTGGCTGACTGAATCGGATTTCTTCGTTGCTCCAGCATCGACCCGGTTCCATGGAAGTCACGAAGGCGGTTTGCTCCAGCACTCTTTGAATGTCTACGACTGCTTAAAGAGGAATGTCGAGCAGGCTGGCCTGCAAGACACCTACTCGCCGGAAACCATCGCTGTCTCCGCTCTGCTCCACGACGTTTGCAAGGTAAACTTCTACAAGAAGGGATACCGCAACGCCAAAGATGAGGAGACCGGGCAGTGGTACAAGAAGGAAGTCTACGAGATTGACGAGAAATTCCCATGTGGAGAGCACGCGGATAAGTCCATCATTATCGTTCAGAACTTCATACACCTGGAGCCGGAAGAGATTCTGGCAATCCGTGCCCATATGGGCGGCTGGGACACAGCCGTAAAAGGCGGAAACGGCTTTGTCGGCAAGATTTTTGAGCGCAGCAAGCTCGCTGTACTCCTGCATTTTGCCGACATGGAAGCCACATATTTCATGGAGGTGTGACAATGGCAGAACAAGAGCAACTGAATATCTACCAAAAGCTGGCGAAAATCAGGAAGCAGGTCGAAGTTATCCAGAAGAACAAGCGGGGCTACGGCTATACATATGTGTCCGAGGAGGAAATCCTGGCCAAGATTACCGTGTTCATGGACAAGTACCACCTGTCTCTGGTTCCCGGAATCGTCGGCGGCACGACAAAGGTAGAGCCCTATCCCTACAAGAAGACCAAGACCACCAAGGGCGGCGAAATCTACGAGGAGAACGTCAACGAGGTGCTGGTTAGCGCCGACATGACCTGGACGTGGGTCAACAACGACAACCCGGAGGAGAAGGTCGTGGTTGGCTGGACGCTGGTCGGCCAGCAGTCGGATGCCTCCCAGGCTTTTGGGTCTGGTCTGACATACTCTGACCGCTACTTCCTGCTCAAGTATTTCAACGTGGCAACCACGGACGACGACCCCGATGCCCACCGCAGCAAGCAGCGTGCGGCAGAAGCAGCGGAGGACAAGATGATTGCCGAGCAGATTATCGGTACCTTCGACGAAGTGGTCAAGGCGTTCCTGAAGGCGAACGAGTCCAAGGCCGAGGACGTGAAGAAGTTTGTGTCCAAGTACGCAAAGGGCGGCAACTACTTCGCCATCACAGAGTCCACTCTGGCGGCCAAGCTGCTGGATGACTTCAAAGAGACTTTCAAGATTAAGGAGTGATACAGAATGGGATTCCGTACCGGCGCATTTGCCAAAGTGTGGGAGGTTACTCCCATGAGCGACACCAGCACAAAGCTGCGTATGTCCATCAGTCGCAAGAACAAAAAGACAGATGAGTACGAGCAGGATTTCTCCGGTTTCGTGCTGGCCATCGGTACTGCCGCCGCCAGCAAAGCGGTCCGCCTAAAAGAGGGCGACCGCATCAAACTGGGCGACGTGGATGTGTCCACCAAGTACGACAAGGACAAGAAGGTTACATATACCAACTTCAAGATGTTCTCCTTCGAGACCGATGGAGAGTCCTCTTCTTCCCGTCCTGCCCCGCCTGATGAGCCCAAGCCCGGCGTCGATGATGGCGAGCTCGACGACAACCGTCTCCCGTTTTAAGGGAGACGGCTCATGGGAGAGATAAGCTACGCACCTCTGATAGAGGATATGGTGTGGAGCTACTCCCGCATCAAGGCTTTTGATGACTGCCCGTACAGGTGGTATCTGAAATATATCCGACACCTTCACAGTAAGGATATGTTTTTCTCAGACTATGGCTCCTTCGTCCATAAGCTCATAGAGCTCTATTTCCTGGGCGAGAAGACACGGGATGAGCTGTGCGATATCTATCTGCGAGAGTTCAAAAGCCGTGTCAAAGGACGAGCTCCAAACCCCAAGGTTTTTGGGAACTACTTCAAGAGTGGTCTCAACTACATCAGAAACATCGCACCGTTCCCTTACCATATGGTTGCCGTTGAGAAACGTGTTGACTTCAATATGAACGGTATACCCTTTGTGGGTTATATTGACTACCTCGGCGAAAAAGACGGAGAGCTCTACGTTGTGGATAACAAGTCCAGAACGTTAAAGCCGAGGAGTACCCGAACAAAACCGACCAAGACCGACGAAGAGCTCGACGCATACTTGAGACAGCTTTACATCTACTCCGCCGCAGTTGAACAGGAGTATGGCAAGACGCCGAGAAGCCTGTGCTTTAACTGTTTCCGGGCACCAGTCTTCGTTGAAGAGCCATTCCAGGAGCAGGCATACGCCGAGTCCAAGAAGTGGCTGGAGGAAAGTGTGGCAAGGATAACGGCGGAGACGGATTTTAAGCCGGACATCGAGTATTTCAGATGTACACACCTCTGCGAGATGAACGGCCACTGTGAGTATTACAAGCTGTCCCAGAAGAAGAGGTGATGACGCATGAGAGCGAGCGAAGACATCGCGAGAGTGGACTGCGAGGCCGGTATCATCGCCACGCTGTTCTATCACCCAGACTACTCCTTCTACTCCGAAGACCTGCTCCCAAACCACTTCACAAACATTGAGAATAGGTATATCTACCAAGCGATTTGTAGCTTAGCACGGAAGGATATCACGCAAATCGACCCTTACATCATCATTCAGGAGCTGGAGACCAACGAGGCGACCCGTCATCTGGCCGGTGAGATTACGCCGGAGCAGCTCTACACCATCGTGGACAACACGGATGCGCTGGTTCGCAACACGGTTGAGGGGTATCAGCTCTTGACAAAGGCCGTAAAAGACGCAGCCTTTCGGCGTGATACTTTCCAGCAGTTGAGAGAGTGCCAGCAGTTGTGCCTCCAGAAGTCCAGCGACAACATTGAGCAGCGCATCTACCAGCTTCTGGATGATGTGATGATGGAGTTTTCAGCAGCCAACGATGTTCCACCGTATGCGGAGGTTGTAGATAAGTGCTGGGAGGAGATTGAAAACCGGCAGGGCAGCGGATACGCCGGTATTCCCTTCAAGTTCCCGGCTCTGAACGACTACGCCACCATTGAACGGGGAGAGCTGTTTATCTTCGGGGCGGAGCAGAAGCAGGGTAAGAGCATGATGCTCCTCAACTGTGCGGTTGACCTGCTCAAGCAGGATTACGCCGTTTTGTACCTGGACAGTGAGCTGAACACACGGCTTTTCACAGCCAGAATCCTCGCCCACCTGTCCGGTATTGAGTATAAGCGGCTGACATCCGGCAATTACACCGAGGATGAGAAGAACCGTATCATGCAGGCTAAGGAGTGGCTGAAAACCCGCAAGTTCACCCACATCTACATTCCAACTTTTGACCAGCAGAGCATCTACACCGCCGTTAAGAAGGTGAAACACACTCAGGGGCTTGACGTTCTGATTGTGGACTACTTCAAGGGCAAAGGCGAAGGCGACGCATTCGACAGCTATCAAGAGCTTGGGCGTTTCGTCGATATGGTGAAGAACCAGATTTGTGGCGAGATGAACATCGCAGGAATTGGGGCCGCACAGGCAACGGTGACAGGTAAACTTGCCGACAGCGCCAAAATTGCCCGCAACGCCTCCACGATTGCGATGATAACCGACAAGACCCCGGAGGAAATCGAAGCCGACGGGGCGGAATGTGGCAACAAGAAGCTCCGAGTCACTGTAAACCGCAACGGAATGCAGATGACACAGGATGAATACATAGACCTGCTCTTTGACGGCAACCACATCCGTTATGAGCAGGCTAAGCAGCACATCCCCCAGACCCCTTATTGATTATCAGGCTAATTATAATTCATACGAAGGGAGGAGACGGCGTGGAACTGTCTGACCTGATAGAGTCGATTGATATCCTGGACTATATCTCGCAGTACACAGAGTTCACAGAGAAAAACGGTGAATATTGGGCTCTGTCGCCGTTTAAGGACGAGGACACGCCGTCTTTCTCCGTTCGTAGGGAGACAAATTCGTTTTACGATTTCTCTTCCGGCATCGGAGGCAATGTTTTGACCTTCGTTCGGTACTACGACAAGTGCGGATACACTGAAGCCATCGAAAAGCTGAAAAAATTCAGTGGTTTTGACGGAACGGCGACATTCCGCAAGAAGCTGTCGGTGGCAGAGGTCGCAAAACGCTTCTCTCCGCCTAAAAAGAAGCCAAAACAGGCGAAAAGCACGGTTTTGAGCGATGACTACATGGAGCGGTACGAGAAGCGGCCTGACAAATTGGCTGTTTGGGAGCAAGAAGGCATCTCCAGGGCGTCTTTGGATAAATTTCAGGTTCGTTACGACAGTTTCTCCGACCGGCTGGTCTATCCGATACGGAGTCCAGAGGGCAAAATCGTCAATATAGGCGGCAGAACGTTGGACGAGCACTGGAAGGAGAAAAATCTCCGAAAATACACCTATTTCATGTCCTGGGGCGAACTGAAGACCATCTATGGGCTTGCTGAAAACATCGAAAACATCAAAAAACAGGGTGAAATCATCCTTTTCGAGGGTTGCAAGTCAGTTTTGATGGCCGACACATGGGGAATCAACAACGCAGGGGCTATCTTAACCTCTCATTTGAACCCGAATCAGATGAAATTGCTGATTGAATTGGGTTGTAGGGTGGTTTTTGCGTTAGACAAAGACGTTTCCATACGAAGCGACCACAATATAGCCCGTCTAAAGCAGTTTGTGAATGTGGAATACATATGGGACGGTGCCGGGCTGCTCAATGAGAAGGACAGCCCGGTAGATAAGGGGCCGGAAGTGTGGAAGAAACTCTACGAAAGGAGGCTATCATGGCGTTGACAAGACCAACATCAGTTTTTTTGTACCATGTACACTCGGACTACAGCCTGCTGGACTCTGCGACAGACTTCAAGGAGTATGTTGACCTGGTAAAAGAGTCCGGCGGTACAGCAATCGCCTCAACGGAGCATGGGCTCCCAAGAGGGTGGATTTCTAAAAAGCTGTATTGCGACAAAGTTCGGTGCTATAGGTGCGATACTTGTACCCGGTCGGAGTGTGCATACAGGGATGATGTAATCCGTCTGCCGAAAGATAAGGGCGGTAAAGACCTTTGCCCTGGTCATCTGACGGGCGAAAGCATGGAGGCGACTCCGGCTGGGATAAAGTTCGTCCATGGAGTTGAGATTTACCTCACAGAGCAACTGGAGCCGAAGGTCAGAGACAACTACCACACGGTTCTGCTTGCCAAAAACGAGGCCGGAATCCGAGAGTTGAACAAACTCGTCTCTATCTCCAGTGACAAAGCGCATTCCTACTACACCAACCGTATCACCTTTGAGGAGTTCCTGGGGATTTCGGACAACATCATCAAGACCAGCGCCTGTTTGGCCAGTCCACTGAATAAGCTCAGCGAGGATAACCCCTGGTATGAACGGCTGCTCCGCCACTACGACTATCTGGAGGTACAGCCGCACAACCACCCAGACCAGATTGCTTTCAATCAGAAGCTGGCGAGGTTCTCGAAGAAGTACGGTATCCCGCTGGTAGCTGGGACGGACACCCACAGCTCCTCCAAGTATAAAGCTGAGTGCCGCAATATCTTGCTCAAAGCGAAGCGGCAGTCTTACGGTGACGAGGACGCCTTTGACCTGTCTTATAAGACAGTTGATGAACTGCTGGATATGTTCGCCGTCCAGGGCGCTTTGACCGAAGAGGAGTATTTTGCCGCAATCCAGAACACCAATGAGATTGCGGCAGCCTGCGAGAACTTCTCTCTGGACGGCTCCATCAAGTATCCCATCCTATACGGTTCTCAGGAAGAGGACGAGAGGATTTTCGAGGCCAGAGCGTGGGAGTCACTTGATGAAAAGCTGGCGTCCGGCATTATTCCTGAGTCCCAGGAGCAGGCGTTCCGCACTGCCATCGCCGAAGAGCTCCGGGTTTTCAGCAAGCTGAAGATGAGCGGATTTATGCTCTCCATGTCAGACCTCATTCGCTGGTGTAAAGAGAACGGTATGGCCATCGGAACAGCTCGTGGCTCTGTCGGCGGGTCGAGGGCGGCCTATGTGACAGACATTATCGACCTGAACCCCGAGACATGGCATACCGTGTTCTCCCGGTTCTGCAACGAAGACCGTGAGGAAATCGGGGACATTGACGTAGACGTAGTTTACGATGACCGTCCCAGGATTTTTGAGTATATTACCAGCCGGTTTGGGGCGGACAAGACCGCCCGTGTGGCGGCTTACGGCACTCTGGCGGATAAAAGCGTCATTGACGAGGTTTGCCGGGCGCTGGCGAACGGCGGCGAGAAGGATAAATACTCCATCGAGAACACCAAGAAAATCAAAAAGGCTTTCGAGGAGAACCCGGAGGCCGCCAAGAAGAGTTTCCCCGAGGTTTTCTACTACTATGACGGTCTGGCTGGAACAAAAATCTCTCAGTCTGTCCACCCTGCGGGCATGGTCATCAGTCCAATCACGCTGGATGACAACTATGGGGTTTTTGTCAAGGACGGCGAAACGTGCCTGCTCATGGACATGGAGGAGGCGCACGAGGTCGGCGTGGCGAAGTACGACTTCCTTGCGCTGAAGACAGTCAAGGTCATTCGTGACACCTGCAACTATATCGGTATCCCGTATCCGAGCACCCACATGGTCAACTGGGACGACCAGGAAGTATGGAAGGATATGTGTTCCAACCTGACGGCAATCTTCCAGTTTGAAAGTGCGTTCGCCGCAGACTGCTTCAAGAAGTTCCAGCCGTCCAACATTTTTGATATGTCGCTGGTCACGGCCTGTATCCGCCCATCCGGCACGTCCTACCGTGACCAACTGCTTTCCCGAAAACAGCACCACAACCCATCTGAGATTATCGACGAGCTTCTTGCCGACAACCTGGGTTACCTGATTTATCAGGAGGACACCATCAAGTTCCTCCAGCAGATTTGCGGCCTGTCCGGCAGTGAAGCTGATAACGTCAGGCGTGCCATAGGCCGCAAGCAGAAGGACAGGCTGGATACCGCTCTGCCCTCTATCCTTGAAGGATATTGCTCCAAGTCATCCAGAGAGCGCAGCGTCGCCGAGAACGAGGCCAAGGAGTTCCTGCAAATCATTGAGGACAGCGCTTCGTACCAGTTCGGCTATAACCACAGCGTCGCCTACTGCCTGCTTGGATACCTATGCGGCTATTTCCGCCACTACTACCCCATGGAGTTCATCACAGCGTTTCTGAACAATGCTCAGAACGACGATGACATCTCCAACGGCACCGAACTGATGAAGGTCTATGGCGTAAAAATCGCCAATCCCAAATGGGGTGTGTCCCGTGGCGGCTACTTCTTCGACCGGGAGAATAAGACCGTCTACAAAGGTATGAGTTCTATCAAGTATGTGGGCGAGGCGGTTTCCAACGAACTGTTTGAACTGTCTCAGTCTAAGCAGTATACATACTTCATGGAGCTTTTGGCGGACATGGAGGAGCATACCAGTCTCGACTCCCGGCAGTTAGACCTGCTCATCAAGATTGACTTCTTCAAGGAGTTCGGAAATCAGCGTGAGCTGTTCCGAATCGTGGAGATGTTTAATATGTTCAAGAAGGGTCAGGCCAAGCAGATTAAGAAGACGCTGGTTGACGGCACCCCGCTGGAGCCCATTGTGAAAAAGTATGCGGTGGGTGTGACCCGTTCCGGCGGCGAGGCAAAGAGCTACACACTCCTTGATGTTATGTCTATCCTCAGAGGGGCGGAGGAGGCGGTCAAGAGCCTCCATATGGAAGACCTGAACGACATCACGAAGGTTCGGAACTTCTACGATGTCATGGGGTACATCGGGTACACGTCCGATAAGCCGGAAGACAGGAAAAAGCTGTATATCACCGGCATTAAGCCCCTACATAGAAAGCGTGACGACAAGCTGTTTGGATACAGCCTGTTCACAAAGTCCATCGGAAGCGGGAAAGAGAGCCGGTTCACTGTGTTTTGCAAGGTTTTTGATAAAGAGCCTGTTCAAAAGGGCGACATCATCTACTGCAAAGCCTGGGAGCGGGACGGAGCCTACTTCAGGATGCTGGACTATGAGAAAGTTTATTGAGAAAGGAGCAACCCAATGAAGTGTATCGTTTGTGACCGCTGTAAGACCATCATCGAGAACCCACGGCGGTGCCGGGTCATCACCTGTGCCCGGCCTCTGAAGCCCCGCACAGCGTGCGACAAGGGCGGCAAGGTTCCCTACCGTGGGAACGACCCTCAGCAGAACGACCTCCTCTGGGAGAAGGAAATCTGCGACAAGTGCCTGGACGAGCTGGAGGCTTTCTTCGAGGTCGGCGGAGATGTCGAACCCCATCCACCTGAGCCTGTGGAGCCAGACCCCGATGTTCCCACCGACCCCGAGAATCCTGATGAGGGCGGTGGTGAAAATCCCGACCCTGGTGACGGCGGTGGCGAGAATCCTGATGCCGGGGAGGGCGAACCCCAACCCTAAACACATATAAAACCATGATTTGATTTTCGGGAGGAGGTATGTAACTTGCAGGATGGCAAGATATGTAACCGATGCGGCAGGGAGCTTGACTTCTGGGATGTCCAAGAGGACTTCACAATACATAGACACATCGGTTATGGCAGCGTCCACGATGGCGATATCGTCAATCTTCATCTCTGTTGCGACTGTTTCGACAAGATTGTGGATGAGTGCAAGGTTTCCCCTGTTGAGGAGGTGGGCGTATGACAGCAGCAGAATATGGTTCAATGGAGAACCAGGCAATGGCCGCATTGCAGCAGCTTAGAGAGAAAGGCGTCAGCAGGGATGATATTGGAATCCTGATGAGCCGTGAGGTATACGACATGGCAAAAGCCGGGGGTAACTCGGCATATGCGGTCAGTGTCGAAAATTTCCGGGCAATCTATTGGGGATACGACATCTACGTCATCGCCGAAGATTCTCCGCCGATATTCAGTCCAGTCATTACAAGGTTCTCAGACAACTTCGGCGTACTCCAATTCGATGCGGGGACGTTCCTTATCTCAGAGTCAGACGATGGGACGCTTCGCGTTTATACGAAACCAACACAGGAACACGCATTTTTCTGCGAAACTGAGTTCACCGTATGCCAAGCACATCAAATGGAGAGAGTTACCTTCGCAGACCGGATTCGTGCCGGACAGGAGCGGGAACGGGGGGAACGGGGGCAGAGGATGTATATGCCTTTGCACGAATGGTCTGACTGGATGCCGTATACCGCACTTCAGCCTGATTTTCTCGCCAGTCAGCCAACCTGGAGCGAACTTGAGTGGCAGCTTGACGAGATAGTAGCTACTATGCAACGTGGAACTGGGAGCGCAACTCCTAAAAAGAAGAAGGCCCCTCCCAAAAAGGATTGGGACGAGCGGCTCACCCCGGAAGACACCAAGGAACTTGATGAGTTCCTGAACAGCCTTACAAGAAAGGGTACGCTGGAATCAGCAACGTAAGAATCAACCAACAAACCATGGAGAGCCCGGAGCTGCAACAGCTTCTGGGCTCTTTCTCATGGACAGTAGAGAGGTAGAACAATGCAAAAAGTTTTCACTATCTTCCTGCTGGCAGCTATGATGTGCGTTTCGGTCTGCGGGTGCAGTAACGCACCTGCCAGCCCTGAGCCCACACCCACTGTCTTTAAGGTAGAGATTGAAGATGCGGAGCCTGTTGTGACAACACTGTTGTACACCGGCGATGCGGATGCGTTGGAGACCGTTATGCCAACGGAGAGCACCACGGAGGTCATGTATTACACCGAGGACGAGGTCGTCATGGTTGCAAAGGTATTGCAGCGGGAATGCGGCGGCTTGCCAAGCGTCACAGAGCAAGCCTGTGTTGCCTGGACAATCTGTAACCGTGTAGACAGCGATAAGTTCAGCGGAGACACCATCACAGAAATCGTGACGGCACGCTATCAGTTCGCTTATTACTACGATACGCCAGTGGCCGACGAGTTGTATGACCTTGCGTTAGATGTTTTGACTCGATGGAATGCAGAACGAAATGGTGAAGTGTTGGTCGGCAGGGTACTACCGAAAGACTACACCTATTTTACAGGGGACGGAGTACATAACTACTTCCGCAACAAATATAAAGGCAGCTACTCCATATGGGATTACAGCCTTCCGTCCCCATATGAAAGTTGAGGGAACGTATGGGAAAAGTAATTATCCAGAGCGAATACACCACCCAAAATCCTATCACGATGATTGGCAAAGAGGCCGGGATATGCTGGGGAGCCGACATTACGGATGACAACAAGAACTACAAGCGTGGGTTGGAGTGCCTTGAGAACGAGCATGGACGGACATTCGAGTTCCCAGACATCTACACCGTTCTGGATGGGTACTCCGCCAGAGTGATTCGTGAGTGGTATACGCATATCGGCGGAGCGCCTACCCGGCTCCAGGCCAGCACAAGGTACATCGACTACGAGCACGGGTTCGGATATGTCACACCGCCAAGTATTGCGGGCAACAGTGAGGCATCTGAGGTTTATGACGACCTCATGCACTACATCTCCACATCCCTCCAGAGGCTGGACGAGCTCAAGATTCCAAGAGAGGACTCCGCACTTGGCTTGCCGCTGGGTATGGAAACGAAAATGGTGGATAAGCGCAACCTACGCAACCTGATTGATATGTCCCACCAGCGTATGTGTACGAGGGCGTACCACGAATATCGCGGGCTGTTCGCTGACTACCGTGCGGCACTTAGCGAGTATTCCAACGAGTGGAAATACATAGTTGACAACTACCTCATACCTAAATGCAGCTATATGGGCTTCTGCAAGGAGCGGTACACCTGCGGTATGATGCCTCGCAGAGAGGTGGTTGCACATGGGTGAGTTGGCGCAATACCTGTTCGCCGTGGTTTTGCTCCTGATGCTTCTCGTCTTCATGAGCGGCGGGCCTCCGAAGGCACAGCCTGAGTATGTTCGCATCAATATTTGAGGGTCGCTTATGAAAAGCAGGATTTTGAATCCAAAGCGGATGAAACAGCTCATCGACTTCAAGGGGATTGAGCTGGATGGTGGGATATACCCAACCGATATCGACGGGATAATCGAGTACCGTGATTCTGAGTACATAATCCTGGAGGTCAAACACAGTAAAGCCAAAGTCCCATGGGGGCAACGGCTCTGCCTCCAGCGAATGGTGGATGACTTCACCAAAACAGGTAAAAAGGCGGTCGCTATTGTGTGCGAACACGAGGTGGACAACCCTGACAAACCCATCGTAGCGGCTTTCTGCAATGTCAGAGAGCTTTACTACGGCGGGGAGATGAAATGGCGGCCACCTGACGAGCCCATGACTGTCCGGCAGGCGGTTCTCAGTTTTCGCAGGTACTCCAAGAAACAAAAGGGAGGTAAGAAGTGAAAGTAATTCTGATTTCCGGTAAAGCAAGACACGGCAAAGACACCACGGCGGGGTTCCTCAAAAATGCTCTGGAGGCAGACGGCAGTTCTGTCCTGGTCGCCCACTATGGAGACTTGGTGAAATACGTCTGCAAGACATTCTTCGGTTGGGACGGAGAGAAAGATGAGAGGGGGCGGACGCTTCTGCAGAAGGTCGGCACGGACGCCATCCGGGCAAAGCGGCCCGACTACTGGGTGTCCTTCATCTCTGACATCATGAGCTTCTTCCCAGGAGAATGGGACTATGTTTTAGTTCCCGACTGCCGCTTCCCCAATGAGGTGGACTACATCAAAAACGCCGGGTTCGATGCGGTGCATCTCCGTGTTGTTCGTGAGGGGTTCGTAAGCCCGCTCACATTGGAACAGCAGGCGCACCCATCCGAAACGGCGCTGGACGATGTACGAGCCGACTACTACATAATCAACAACGGGTCTCTGAAAGACCTCCAGAACGCCGTGATTGAGTGGCTGGTCGAGTTGAACGGCCAGCACCAGACTACTTTTGAGGAGATGTGAACATGACCCGTCTGAGAATATTGTTCGATGCGGACGATGTGGCCGAAACACTCCTGGAGGGCTGGGTCAAGACCCTGAACGAAAGGTATGGCACCACAACTTCGGTTGAGGACGTAACCGATTGGGATGTCTCGAAGGCATTTCCAACATTGACAAAGCAGCAGATTTACGGCGTGCTCCAGGAAGACGAGGTGTGGGCAAAGCTCACACCCATGCCTGGAGCACAAGAGTATCTGAAGCGGCTTCACGATGAAGGCCACGAGCTCTATATGGTTACGGCAACCGACTACCGCACTTGTCGTGTGAAAATCGAGCGTATCTTGGAGCTGTTCCCGTTCCTGAACGCAAACCACATCATCATCGCTCACAACAAACAGATGGTGATGGGTGATGTTCTGATTGATGACGGGCCTCACAACCTCGTCAACGGCCCCTACTTCCGCATTCTCTTTGACCAGCCGCACAATCGAGGCATCAACGAGAAGAAATACGGAATGTACCGGGCTGTTGGTTGGGAACAGGTTTATCAGCTCATCCATGAGAACCTCGTTTTCAAGCCGGACGACGATGTCTGGCGGAACATTTCCCTATAAAGGAGGTCGAGCATTATGGTCGTCATCAAAAGAGATGGCCGAGAGGTCAACTTCGACAAATCTAAGATTCGTGACGCTGCGTACAGAGCCTTGTGCGAGGTTGACCACCTGCATCCCATCGAAAACAAGGAGAATCTGGCTGAGCGTGTAGCCAACAGGCTTGCGTTCAAGTATAAGAATCTCCATCGGGCGATTTCTGTGGAGGAAATCCAGGATGATGTCGAGAACAGGCTGATGGAGGAGGGCGTCTATGAGGTCGCCAAGGCGTATATCAAATACCGCTATGAACATGAGCTTCTGCGGAATATGAGCACGCTGGACGGAAAGGTTCTCTCCATCGCTGATAACGTTAATGAGACCGTCATTCAGGAGAACTCCAACAAGAACCCCGCAATCCTGTCTACCCAGCGTGACTACATAGCAGGCGAGCTGAGCCGTGACATCACAAACCGGCTCCTTCTGCCGGAGGAAATCACCAAAGCCCATGAGGAAGGTATCATCCACTTCCACGACAGCGACTACTATCTCCAGCGTATGCACAACTGCTGTCTGGTCAACCTGGAGGATATGCTCCAGAACGGCACCGTTATCTCTGGCACCCTGATTGAGAAGCCCCACAGCTTCTCCACCGCCTGCAACATTGCCACCCAAATCATCGCCCAGGTGGCCTCCAACCAGTACGGCGGCCAGTCTATCTCTCTGGCGCACCTCGCTCCCTTTGTGGACGTGTCCCGGCGGAAGATTCGCAAGGAAGTTGAGGAGGAGTTCAAGACCATCCCTCTGGACGCGGGCTGTGACGATGTAGAGTCCGTCATCTTCGATATTGTCGAAGGCCGCGTTCGGGAGGAGGTTAAGCGTGGCGTCCAGACTATCCAATATCAGGTCATCACATTGATGACCACCAACGGACAGGCCCCATTCATCACCGTGTTCATGTACCTCAACGAGGTCAACGACCCTCAGACCAAGCATGACCTCGCCATGATTATTGAGGAGGTCGTGAAGCAGCGCATGGAGGGCGTGAAGAATGAGAAGGGTATCTGGGTCACCCCGGCCTTCCCTAAGCTCATCTATGTACTGGAGGACGACAACATTGAGCCCGGCACTCCCTACTACTATCTGACCGAACTGTGCGCCAAGTGCTCCGTCAAGCGTCTGGTTCCTGACTACATCTCCGAGAAGAAGATGCTTGAGAACAAGGTAGACGCCAACGGCGATGGCCACTGCTACACCTGCATGGGATGCCGCTCCTTCCTGACCCCCTATCTGGACGGGAACGGCAAACCCAAGTATTATGGCCGCTTCAACCAGGGTGTGGTCACTATCAATCTCCCGGATGTCGGGTTGTCCGCTGGCGGCGACTTCGACAGGTTCTGGGAGATTTTTGATGAGCGCCTGGAGCTATGCCATCGTGCGTTGCAGCTCCGTCATGAGCGGCTGGTCGGTACTCTCTCCGATGCCTCTCCCATCCACTGGCAGCATGGCGCTTTGGCCCGGCTGGAGAAGGGCGAGACCATCGACAAGCTCCTCTACGGTGGGTACTCCACCATCTCTCTGGGCTACGCCGGTCTGTATGAGTGCGTCAAGGCCATGACCGGGAAGAGCCACACCGACCCAGAGGCCAAGCAGTTTGCACTGGATGTCATGCAGTACATGAATGACAAATGCAAGCAGTGGAAGGCCGCTGAGAACATGGACTACAGCCTGTATGGCACGCCCATCGAGTCCACCACCTACAAGTTCGCCAAGTGCCTCCAGAAGCGCTTTGGCGTCATCGAGGGCATTACAGACAAGGGATACATCACCAACAGCTACCATGTCCACGTCACCGAGGAGATTGACGCCTTCACCAAATTGAAGTTTGAAGCGGAGTTCCAGCAGCTCTCTCCCGGCGGCGCTATCAGTTACATCGAGATTGCCAACCTCTCCGACAACATCCCGGCGGTCATGACCGTGTTGCGGTACATCTACGACAACATCATGTACGCCGAGCTCAACACCAAGTCCGACTACTGCCAGTGCTGTGGTTGGGATAAGGAAATTGAGGTTGTCCAAAATGAGCATGGCAAGCTGATTTGGCGCTGTCCCAACTGCGGCAACACAGACAAGAGCAAAATGAATATTGCTCGTCGAACCTGCGGCTACATCGGTCTGAATGACTGGAACCAGGGTCGGACGCAGGAAATCAAGGAACGGTACGTCCACTTGGGCAGCGCAGAATAAGGAGGTGAAGACCATGGTCAAGAGAAGCGTTGAAGACCCCAACACCATCTATGTCACTCTTCCTGGCGAGGAGGACATCCGGCACATCTTCTACGAGGGAGAGTATGTCGGGTGGTATAGGCCGTGAGATATGCATCCATCCGCAACAATGACATCGCAAACGGAGAGGGAGTTCGAGTCTCCCTCTTCGTGAGCGGTTGCGACTTCCATTGTCCAGGATGTTTCAACCCGGAGGCACAGAGCTTTGAGTATGGCAAGAAGTTTGATTCCGAGGTAGCAGAGAGGATTATGAAAATGGTGTCAGAGCCGACTATTTCTGGATTGTCAATCCTCGGAGGAGACCCGCTGTGCCAAGATGTTGCTGGCTTGATAACTCTGTCGATGCTGTGCAACCGAGTACGATATAGGGGCAAGACCGTATGGCTGTGGACTGGGTTCACATGGGAGGACGTGTTCGCTCTACCTTGCCGGGACACACAACACCAGTACCAGAAATTTTTGGTAGCCGATTGCAACGTGGTTGTGGACGGCCCATTCAAGCAGGAGCTGGCCGACCGGAAGCTGGTCTGGCGAGGCTCCGCAAACCAGCGTGTTATCGACGTACAGGCCAGCCTTCGGGCTGGCGCTGTCGTTACATATCAAAATTAGAAGGAGAACCACTATGGATAACAAAGAGACTATCGTTCGTGATACCCACTATGAGTATGACGAGAAGGGCAATCTGACCAGCATGACCATCAACGAGACCATCACGAACCCCCGCATTGACCTATGCGAAAGCTGCCCCTGCGAAGATGGTGGGCTGCTGACCAGCGAGATTGACTTCACTGCGGACGGGCCGACTTTCGCTGACGCTGCCCTGGCTCTGGCTGGTCTTGGCCTGTGTCTCACCGCTGTGGCCGCTATCTTCAAGCGCCGCTGACCCAGCGGCAATCCGAATCAAAGGAGTGTGCATATGCCAAATCAGTTTGCAGAAATCGAGCGGAAATTCCTGCTCAAATCCTTCCCGACCGACCTTCCTCTGAAAGAGGAGAAAGCGGTTTATCAAGCATACCTGTCCATCGACCCCGAGGTAAGAATCCGGCGTAATGTAGTGGATGGTCGAGACGCTACACACTTCCTCGCCATCAAGTCCAATGGGGATTTGGTTCGGCAGGAGGTCGAAATCCCCATTACCACAGAGCACTTCTATGCCCTGGCAGAGATGGTTGTACAGCCCTTCATCACGAAGGAGTTTCGTATCTATCAGCTCCCTGGCGGATTAGAGCTGGAATGCTCTCACGTTGACAAGGGACGTGATACCGAGTTCATGTATGCAGAGGTCGAGTTCCCGAGCGTAGAAGCCGCTGAGAATTTTGAACCACTCCCGTGTTTCACGGCGGATGTTACGAAAGACTCCTCTTACAAGATGAAGAACTTCTGGAAACGGACTCGGAGTTAAGGAGAGCGCATGGTAATTGATTGCAAGGCGATTTCTCAGGCCAAACGGGATGCAATCAAGAGGAAAGCCGCAGAGCTTGACATCACGCCAACTCTTGCGGTAATCCTCGCCGTTGACGACCCAGCCTCTCGGGTGTATGTCCGCAACAAGCGCAGGGCTTGTGAGGAGGTTGGGTTTGGCTTCGAGATGTATTCCGATATCAATGCGGTCGGTGAACTTGTGACACGACAGGATGTGCATGGTGTTCTTGTTCAGCTTCCGCTCCCCTCTGACATCGACACAAACAAAGTCATTGCTCAAATCCCGCCGGAGAAAGATGTGGATGCGCTGACTGCCACCAATCTTGGCAGGCTTGTGCTTGGCGCATACGACTTTGCCCCATGTACCCCGAGCGGCATCATGACCATCTTGGATAATGTCTGCGGCTCTGTGTCTGGCGCAAACTGCGTCGTCATTGGCAGGAGCAATATTGTGGGGAAACCCATGTCAATTATGCTTACTCAAAAGAACGCCACGGTCACACTGTGCCATTCTCACACCGAAGACCTCGCAGGCATCACAAGCCGTGCGGATATCCTGATTTCTGCCGTTGGAAAGGCTGGATTTGTAACGGCGAACATGGTGAAGCAGGATACAATCGTCATTGATGTGGGCATCAACCGGAATAGAGAGGGGAAGCTCGTTGGGGATGTGTGCTTCGATGATGTTGTCAGGAAGGCTGACGCCATCACCCCTGTTCCGGGCGGCGTTGGAATTATGACCGTCACATCCCTTTTGGAAAACACGTTAAAGGCCGCCGAGCTGGCGGTCGGGAAGAGATAATAAGGAGGATTTTCTATATGACTGAGACAATCAAGGTTCGCTATCTGAGCGATAAGGTGGGTAAGCTGGAATACATCGGCGGCAAGTCCGACTGGATTGACCTGCGGGCCGCTGAGGACGTGGAACTGAAGCAGGGTGAGTTCAAACTCATTCCACTGGGCGTCGCCATGCAGCTCCCTGCTGGCTACGAAGCACACATGATTCCCCGTAGCTCTACATACAAGAATTTCGGCGTCATCCAGGCCAACCATATGGGGATGTTTGACGAGAGCTACTGTGGGGACAATGACCAGTGGTACTTCCCGGCCATCGCCATGAGGAACACGGTCATTCACGCTGGTGACCGCATCTGCCAGTTCCGCATCGTGGAGCATCAGCCCACCCTGAACTTCGTTGCCGTTGAGACTCTGGGTAACAGCGACCGGGGCGGCATTGGCAGCACGGGGACGAGGTGAGGACATGAGCAGATATGACAGCTCCAGCCGTTCTGGTCTGAGCACTTGGGACGTTCTCCTCATTGTTTTCATCGTGCTGAAACTCATCGGGGTTATCAACTGGGGATGGGGCTGGGTTCTGGCCCCGCTGTGGATTCCGGTTCTGCTTGTTGTTATCGGATTCCTGGTATCTTTGATTTTCGACTGAGTATAGGGCTGGCTTCGTGCCAGCCCTTTTTTTGTTTTTCTGCCTATGGGTAGGAGGTGATTTCCATTAAATATTCGACAGAAAAAATCAACGCTGTCTACTACGGCAATGAGTACGCCATCACCAATCATACCCCCATCATACATAAAGACGACCGGCAGGAACTCAAGAACTATATAGAGAAAGTGCTGTACGCCGTCTTTAGCAAGTACCAGTCCAAGAAGAAATAGTGGAGGTATGTAAGATGGTAGATTTCATTTATGCCCGCCAGTCTGTAGACAAGGAGGACAGCATCTCTATCGAGAGCCAAATCGAGTTGTGTCTGCGTGAGGTTGGCAACAACCAGCACAAGGTATTTCGTGACAAGGGTTATAGCGGCAAGAACACAGAGCGTCCAGACTTTCAGGAGATGATGGCCGAGGTCAGGGCTGGTGGTGTTGGTCGTATTATCGTGTACCGACTCGACCGTATCAGCCGGTCTGTGCTCGACTTCGCCAACGTCATCAGCGAGCTCCAGAAGTATGGCGTCGAGTTTGTGTCCATCACAGAACGGTTCGATACCTCAACCCCCATCGGAAAGGCTATGCTGATGATAGTCATGGTTTTCGCCCAGCTTGAACGCGAGACCATCCAGCAGCGTGTCATCGACGCATATCGCTCTCGCAGCCGAAAGGGGTTCTACATGGGCGGCAGAGTGCCGTATGGATATGAGCTTGAGAACATCGTTATGGACGGAATCAAGACCTGTATGTATCGCCCCATCCCAGAGCAGATACAGATTGTCAAGCTCATCTATGCTCTGTACTCGCAGCCGCAGACATCCTTCTCCGACGTTATCAAATACTTGAGCACTCACGGGATAAAGAACCAGTCGGGCCACAACTTCAGTCGGATGAGAGTGCGTGACATCATCACTAACCCGGTATATGTTAAGGCCGATGCAGATGTATACGAGTTCTTCCGAGCCCAGGGAACCGAGGTGGTCAACGATGTTTCTCAGTTCATTGGCACTAATGGTGCCTACCTCTACACCGGGGACAAGGCTACACAAAGGAAAGCCATTTGCCTTGATGGTCAGGTGCTGGTCATCGCTCCGCATGAGGGGTGTATTGACTCGGATACATGGCTTCGGTGCCGGAGGAAATGCTTGAATGTGCGCCAGATTGCAAAGCCGGTCAAGGCCAAAAACACCTGGCTCGCCGGGAAGATAAAGTGTATTCACTGTGGGCACGCTCTGTCTCTGAGAGCATACCCCCGGAAACGCACTGTTCCGGCTCGGTACTATGTATGCAGCACCAAGTATGTCTCCGCTTCCTGTGACGGCATTGGAGCTGTCCAAGCCTCGGATATTGAGGACATCGTGTTCGACGAGATGCGGAGAAAGCTGGCTGAGTTCACCGAACTCTCGGTAAAGGAGCGGCAGGGAGACCCCATTGAGTTGACCAAGTTGAAGGTTCGGGCTGATGAGATTGAAAAAGAAATCGCCACACTCATCGACAAAATCGTGTCAGCGAGTCCAGCGACCATGGAATATATCAACAAGCGGATTGACGCCCTCGACGAGGAGAAGAAAGCCGTCCGGGAGCAAATCGCTCAAATGTCAGCAGAGATGTATGGCAAACGGAACATGGGGACTATCAGTGGGTATATAAACGACTGGGAGAGAATCGACATGGACGACAAACTGACAGTCGTAGATGCGCTGATTGATAATATTCGGGTAGGCCGAGGAGACGTGCAGATTACCTGGAAAATCTGACGTTGTAAGCTGATTGTTTTGCTAAAGCTATACAATCAACCTACCACGACTTTTACGCCCTTGGAAACGGTTCAAACTGGGGCGTGTACATATAAAATATTTGTTTACAAGAGCGCTGATATAAGCTATAATGAATCAGCGATGTTGTAAGCAAATATTCGGGAAGGAGACCACTATGGTAGAAAAATACATCGAGGCCATTAACGCAGGGAAGATTATTTCGGTAAACTGGCGTTCCATTGAGGAAATGCTCGGAGAAAACGCTGGGCGTACCCATGCCTGCTCTATTTATATAGACGACGGTGCTTTCCCTCCCAAAGGAGAAACGTATACTGACCAGCTCACAGAGGAGCAGATTGCCGAGGTTCTCCACCAGACCAACGTCAGATTCATGGCCGAGACCCACAAAGACGGAGTGCCTTACCTCCCCATAGAGACCAGATACTTTTCTTCCACGAAGCCTGTGTCTGGCCCGTGGATTGAAAACCCCAATTATAAAGCGTAAAAAGAAGGAGAGCTACCTGCAATCGCAAGTAACTCTCCTATTTTTATTTCAGGCATTACCAAAATCGTGCTTTTCCAGCCTTTCGCTGTACACCCGCTCGATATTCTGAATCGCCAGCACCGCCCGGTTGTTCTCATACTCTGGGTGCTCTTTGCAGTAACGCTCATAGAAGTCAATTTCAGAAAGGGCTTCGATGAAATCCTCCTGAGTATGGGGGATATTGTCCTGCAAAAGTTCCCGGTTGAAACGCAGGATTTGAACTCGGTGCGCATCCGCATTACGCTCATCGTCGATGCGGATATGTTCGTCCAGACGGCCCTGCACCTCATTCAACTTCGCAATCACGTCACCGTTCAGTGCCTTCCCAATCATCTTCCCGATAGCAGACCACGGATTGACCTTGATAGGCGCAATCTGCACCAGCGTCATCAGGATGACCAGAGCGCCGCCGGAGCTTGCCAGAATTTCCTGAATGCTCATAGCTTACTCACCTGCCTCTCCGGTTTCCGCAGGTGCATTAACCTTCTTGCTCATGTTGCACAGGTCGTCGATGAGCTTGCTGATAACTTCCATGTCGATGTCGTAATCAACAGTGTCCGCAGATGCCTTGACCATAGCCAGCACCCACTCCTTACGGTCTGCGCCGTTATCGAACTTCTCCTCAGCAGTTGCCATGTACTTCATCACCATGTCCAGCACCTTCCCCCAATTCTTCTCTTTTACAGCCTTCTGGACATACTCCACCAGCTTGATAGCCAGAGGGATGGCAGTAGCCAGACCGGCGAGAACGGACACAATAAGCTGCAGCCACTCCATGTTCATAGTCACTCCTCCTCTCAAATTGCGGGGCTCTCTTCGACCCCATCATCCGTTTGTGCAAATCCCGCCGCCTTTGCAGCAGCGAACTTGATTCCCTCGCCCTCAGCACTCGTGTTCTCATGTTCGCTCTTGCGCACAATGCTGTTCAGCACGATGCCGATGGCGGTGCCCACCGGGGTGAACACCACGGTGAAGCACGCCAGAGCGCCCATATACTGGAACTCGATACTCTTCCAAGCGAGAATGAATCCACCCGCAAGCCCTGCTGCCAGAAACAGCATGAGGTAGAGGGCGAGTTTGTTCGTAAACCCGATAGATTGGCGCTTCTTCTTGCGCCGTCTGGGTTTCTTCCGCCCTCGCTCAATCTTGATGGTCATTTTTACAAATCATCTCTTTATCCGCACTATCCAATGAAACTCCGCCGATGATTAAAACTTCTGGCAGCTCACTCCATATGAGCAGACCAGAAGCAGTAAATTTGCAGTGCGACATACTTAGTCTCCTTACGCCCTGCCCATCAGCTTCGCAAAGCGGTACAACACGGTGACGAATTGCTCTCTCGTGAGCACATCAGCCCACATATAGTTGGGTTCGCCATTGATTTCTGTGCCGTTGCCTGCAATCAGGCCGGTGGAAGTCGCCCAGGCACGGGCCTCCTCGCTGTACTTGCTGCTGTCATTGTCCTGAAGTTCCTTGCGCATCTCACCCCAGAGCTCCTTGAAACGTGCCACATCCATGTCGTCATCCTCCTCTTTGTTGGTATTCGCCCCCACCAGTAGAGCGGAGACATCATCACGCACAGTCTGCATACTCTTCCCGTACTTCGGGAGCCAGTGCAGAACGTCGCCATGATTGGAACCAAGGCCAAGCTGGTAGCTATCCTGGTGGCACAGAATAACTGGCACCCTGACACCGCTATATGTGACCGTGCCCTGCGGGTCAAGGTTGTAGAGCTTACACAGATAGGCTGTCAACTCAACCGCTTCCCGGTAAACCTTTTCAAAGTAAACCGGGTCGCTCAGGTTATCCTCGCAGATTTCAAATTGAATCCAGCCATTGTTGCAGGAGCCCTTCTTGCCAGAGCCACAGCCCCATGCCTTCTTGTCCCAATCGCCAACCTGAACGGAAGCTACCTCGCCGCTGGCGAGCTTACCGACCCAAGCATGGACACCGGCCTCCCTGGAAATGTGGTTCCAGTCGTTCCCGCTCTTGTTCACGCCCAGCAGCTCCAACATCCTGGCTCGGTCTACGGCATTATCATCGGGCTGGACATATCGTTTCAGATTGGGGTTATTTGCACCGGTGGAATGCCACAGCACACCCCGGATGGTGGTTTTCCCAGCTCCCTTATACCAGGAACTCTGCCGCATGAAACACTTCATGGGCGGGTTTGCGGAAGTATACTTCATCGTCCCGCCATCTCCTTTCTCCGCCGCCGCTCCGGCGAACTGGTTGTAATAGTTCTGTCCGTACCCAGCACGCTTCTGCTGGACAGCCGGGTCGTTCATCTTTGCCGGACGCTCAAACTGGAGCAGCACAGCGTCAGACGCCTCCCGCACGGATGTCGTAGTCATAAGCACCCCCAGGACGCTCTTGAAGCTCTCTGTAAGCTCTTTCATGAGGAACCTGAGCTGGGCATCAAGGTCTCCGATGGACGCTCCTATGGCCTTACAGAAGGAATACAAAGCCTGTTTCCGAGACCAATACGTCCACTGGCACAGGCCGTAGCCTGCGCTGTCCCGAACAAAGTTTGTGTATTTGCCGTTGTCTACAGCAGCGGTGTAGGTTACGTCTGTGTACCCGAGTTTCTTTTCATATGTGTTCTGGAGGTTCTTCGGATTGAGCCCACTCTCAGCAAACAGATTTCCCATCAGGCCAGCGACGCCAGCGTCGGTCATGCCTTGGGATTTCAGGAACCTCCAGATAGTAGCTTCGTTCACGAAACCACCCCCTTATAAAACATCACTTTTATAACCGCACATAGCAGATGGGAGCCGCCGTAATTGGCGAGCTCCCATTTTTTCTGCCCATTTCGGCCCTATTTAGGAACGTGTTCTCCAGAGCGTGTAGCGAGGCTTTTCTCCGCCCTCAACGCCATACCGCATCCAGTCCAGCATCACAATGCCGACTGCCGCCAGTATCATCCACATCGCCAGGAACTGCGGGCACACCTGTCCCATGATGTTCCCAGGCATAGCGGAGTAATCCCATACGCCCATACCGAGCCACACATTGATAATGAGTCCGGCCACAAACTCAACCACTGTGATAGCAACTCCGCACACAGCGGACTGTACCATCAACGGCATTTCCCATGGCAGCTCAGCTCCGAACCGTTCTAACGGCACCGCCAGAATAATAGCCAGCAAGAGCATCGTCCAGCTAATCATCTCCGGTCTGCCGTGCGAGGTCTTCCATATGACCTCAATGAAGAAGTAGAGCGTGCCAGTCCAGACCCACAGGAGCACGCTCAGAAGCCACTTCCCGGCACGTTCTCTGTTCCCCATATGTTACCTCTCTTGACCGTTCAGACGGGCCACAATGGCCTCCATCTGCGCCTGTGCGACCGCCAGCTTCTCATTCATCTCAGCGGAATACTTTTTCGGAAGATTCATGCCATAAGTGACAGCGGAAATCTTCTCCACATCGGTCAGAGACTGCACATACGCCTTGAGAGCGTTGTGGTATGTGGTCTGGGAGGTGATAGCGGTCTGGGCCGCAATGTAGATTTGCGCGATTTCCAGAGCGGTGTAGATGCGGCACTTGCCGCCGTCCGCCTGATAGGGAAACTCAGTGCCGCCCAGCTCCACCACCCGGAACAGGTTGGCGATATTGCTCTGGTCTTTGATGTCCAGGTTGAAATGCTCCGTCTCACCGTTCAGCTCGATGTCAACCCCCGCCTCGATAGCGGCGTTGCAGGCGGCGGAGATTTCCGCAACCTTGGCGTTGAGGATAACCGCAGTTGCGTTGTCCTCGCCCACAATCTCCACCACGTCGGTAACGGTCAGCCAGCCCTTTGCCACGGCGGACAGAAGACGCTGCGGGGCAAGTTCCCTGTTCTGATACAGATTTTTCAGTCTCTCTTTCATATCCTTAACCCTCCAGTGCGCTGATGAGCAGGCTGTCGATGATTCTCTGCTGTTCGGCGACCAGCGCTCCGCCGTCGAACTCAGACACAACCACCGTGTCCACTCCCTTAATTTCGTTGTGGCCAGCCAGATTGTAGGCCACGCTATTCAGAGCGACCCCGATGGCTTCGCTCTCAGTGGTGGGGGTATAATCCCCGCTCTCACCAATCTTGATGTAGACCACTTTGTCAACGGCCCCCAGGTTCGCCCCGGTGTTGATGTTCGTAATCCGATACATTGTCTGTCCTCCTCTACTTATGCTTTCGCTCCAACCAACTTGGCGATATGCCGGAGCACGCCAATGTCTGCGTTGAAGAACGCATGGTTCCAGAGCCAGTATTCGTCGTCATCAGCACGCTTATATGGCTGACAGGCCGGGTCGTTCCACACCCTGTCCCAGCGTTCCTGATGCGCCTCATCGCCCCTGCCGTTGGTCTTGGCAAGGGTTTTCATGATGGCCTGGGTCAGCCGCCCACGCTCCATCCCGTGCCCATCATCATTCCTGGTAAAGAACTGGTGGGCAGTCTCGCAATCCTCGTAACACACGATGCCGTTATTGTAGATGATGATACCGTCCTCACACTCCAGCTCAGTCATAGCCGGGATGTTGACCGGGCCGCAGAGAACATCTTTCTTGAGACGCCTATGCGCGATGTACTTCATGGGTTTCTCCTCTCATTCTGAAATTCTCGATGCGCTCCGGCGAGAAGCCGAAGATGGCATAGAAAAGCCGCCGAAGTTTCAGAACCCGGCGGTGGTCGTTGTAGCCTCCGAAGTAGGCCAATATTCCATTAACGGAAGTCCAGAGGTCTTCGTAGGTCATCTCGCCTCTTTCAATCTTACCGTAAAACGCTTTGATTTTCCTACGGGCCCGCTTGATTCCGTCACGGTTGCCGCACATGACAACCTTGCCAGTCTCGGTCAAAGTGAACTTAGCCTTGCAGTATTTGAAGGGCTTGGTCAACGGAATAATCTTTGACTTTGCAACGCTCACCGTCAGCTTCAAGCTGGTCGCTTTGGCAACGACAAGCGCCATCACTTCTTTCGGGTCTTGCCCCGGAGGCACGATGATGTAATAGTCGTCCATGTAATGTCCGGCGCACTCCATACCAAGCTGACATTTGATGTAGTTGTCCAATGCAGATGGGAAGGCTATCATTTCAGCCTGGCTCGGCTCAACGCCAAGCGGCAGACCTTTGTCTCCCGGCACAGTCTTAATCACATCGTCGCCTATCTTCTTGATATCGGGATGTAGCAGTAGTTGCTCATGCCGTTTGAACAATTCCTCATGCGACACAGACGGGAAGAACTGCTTGAAGTCAATCAAGATGATATAGCCCTCACGGCCATAATGGCGGAAATGCCAACGCAAATCTTCTTTGAGTACCCGCTTGGAAAACTCAAATCCCTTTCCGGGTAGGCTGGCTCCATTGTTGTAAATCATACTCGGGCGGTATAATGGGAGCAAAACCTTTTGGGTGAAGACCTTATGGATTTGGCGGTCTTGGATTCTCGGTGCGTCGATGGGGCGTATTTTGCCTCGCTCATGTAGTGTGAAATGAACATAGGGTGCTGGCTCCCATCTGTATTCCATCAAAAGCCTTCTTCTCTTAGCCGTCCCAGAAAACAGATGAAGCTCAAATCTCTGTGCGCTGTTCTTCCAGCGCACACCGTTACAGCATTGCTTCCCGGCCCGGTACATATCATTAAATCCAAACACATCTTGGATTCCGCCGACTTCAATGCTGCGCCGGATTCTCTGTTCAATTCTCTTGGCTACCCTCCTTTGGTAGCGTCCTTTTCGTCTTGACATAATAGTGTTGTTCGCCCTCCGTACAGATGTCTTGTAGGGTGCCGTCTAATCTGCTTGACCACTACACATGAAACGGGGTAAGGCACGTTGCCCGCCATGCACGCTACTGTTGTCCAGTGCGGCGTTCGTGCAGAGGTATCAGAGGGACAGTTTTGGACTTTCGTCACGGGAAGTGTTTCTCCTTTCGTAAAGGTCGTGTTTCACCCTACTTTGGGCTACTGTCTGTTGACCCATAAGCCATTGCTGGCCTTACGAAATCCGGGGCGAGCCCATTGGAATTACTCGCATTGTTGTTGTTCGCGTTGCCGTTCGTGTTCACATTGCAGAAGTTGTTGTTGTTGTTGTAATTAGGAGAACGCTCCCACCAAATCGCAGTGGACACGAGAGTGAGAAACTCCAACCGACAGGTTTTACAGAAGCACACCCATAAAAGTCAAAACTTATTTACCTCCCTTTGTCGCTCTTGAGAACATTGGTCAACAGGCTATTTTCAATGTCAATGAGTTCACCGAGTTCCTGCGCCATATGCTCTAACTTCTTCTTTGCATCCGATGAGTTGATGCTGTCGCCATTGGACTTTGTAAAACAGCCTGCGGGGTTCAACATCATCAGTTCATAGCAATGCGAAAGATGGACATCGAGCGCCATGAGAGAGGCTCTCGACTCAAGAAGGTGCCGCTTGCGAAGCTCCTTCCGAGTTTCATCCGACGGATAAATGCTGTTAGCCTTTTCGGCCTCATCTACCACTTCGGACGCAAGCTCAGCTACGGAGTCCGCAACGAGCCTGGAGTATCGAGACGACAGCCTCGACAGGAAATTGATGGTCTGAACGTAGATTTTGTTTGCCGTGTTCACATATTCGGCTCGACTTTCAGACCTGTGGGCTTTGAGAACTGACATGAGACACATCCTTTCATTCAATTTTCGTTCTGGACGAATTTACCCCTCCTACAATCAGCACAAGAGGGCACCCCTTACCACAAAGGGGGTACCCTCCTGCGCTCATAGATTGTATAGGGGAGGGGGATGGGGCCCATCCCTAACCGCAAAGGGGGTACCCTCCCTTATTAGCCGACATTGTTTGAACCCGCTCACTTCCGTGAGCTCGCTTCTTTTGATTCAGGATTAGACCATGAAAGCCGGGGCGAGCCCACGGGAAATACTCGCACTGGTGTAGTTCGCGCCGCCGCCCGTGGTCACAAAGCAGAAGCTGATGTTGGTGTAGTAATAAGGAGAACGCTCCCACCAAATCGCAGTGGAGCCCGTGGAGCTGTGGCGGTACTTGACCTTGCTGTTTCCAGACTTGTAGTAGTCATACTGCACCTGGGAGTTCTGCTCGTACTGGTTCGCATAGCTACGAGTGCCGAAAATCTCAAATTCGGCCAGAAGCGGGAGATAATCGACAGATGCTGTGACGTTTCCAGCGACATTGGAGCTGTTACCCACGCTGTCCGTGTACTTGGTAATGGGCTTCATCACCGCACGCAGGTCGGAGGGCAACGCAGCCATCAGAGTGTTCGCCACAGGGCTGGTAGCCGTGTTGGTAGGGGCGTCGTATCCAACAACGGAGGTTGTCTTCTGTGCGCCGTACCCGCTCGGTGCCTTGTTCGTCGAACCAAGGATGTCGTAACGCATATCGCAAGCCTTCCAGCCGCCATAGTTGGTGTTGTAGTTGCTGGAGGTGCCCCAGTGGTTCATCTGGAAATACTTCGTGCCATTGTAGCTCTGGTAGCTACCATAGTAGCTGTCAATCAGGCACACATCGGCTCCGTTGGTCAGCGCAGACTTGAACGTACCGAAGTGGATACCGGCGCCCTCCTTGGCACTGTTGTGGTTGAAGCCCAGGATGTAGACATACAGTGTAGTGTTGACAGCCAGCGTTCCCACAGTGCCTTTTACCAGGACGCCCTTCCGGTCGCCAACATTCCAATACTCGCTGCCCTTGCCAGCGTCGGAGACCTGCCGGATTTCAGCCCAGGTCTGGTCATTCAACGCCTTCTTGGTTGGCATAAACTGGGCGGTCACAGCCACAGTCTTATTGGCAGGAGCGGTATGATTGGTGCCAGCCGCCACCTTGATGGTGATAGTAGCGGTGCCAGTAGTCTGGTTGACGTGCTTGATGGTCACAGTTGTACCAGAGACAGACACGGTTGCCACGCTGATATTGCTGGAAGTAGCGGTAACAGCGCCGTCGCCGGGGCGTGTAACGGTCACTGTCTTTGTCAGATTGGATGCGTTCAACGTTACAGAGCTTGCGCTCAGGGTCATGCTACCAGCGGCCTTGCCGATGCTCCAGGACACGGTCTTGTCCGTGGTAGAGCCATCAGACCACATATAATCAGCTTTGGGAGTGAAGGTAGCGTTGTAGCTGGTGGCATTGGTGCCAGTGGTCGTACCGCCCAGGGTAAGCTGTGCGCTGTTGTAGTTGCTCCAGGATGGAGTCTGGGAGTTCCCGTTGTAGGTCAGCGTACCGCTCTGAGCGGGAACGTTTGAAATTGTGATTTTGTTCGCAACGCCAGTCTTACGGTTGGCGGCGTTGGTGTTCGCCTTGCCGTCAGTGGACATGGGGAACAGGGAGACGTAATAGGTCGTCCCGTTGGTCAGCCCGGTCGCAACCAGAGGATTGGCCGCATAGGCGTTGCGGGTCGTGCTGGTGAAGGTGTAGGCTGTGTCAGGGTCGGTGGGAGAGGTGGCATAGCCGCCAGCCTTCACGACCACAACGGTGGATGCCCAGGTTGCCAGAGTCACGCCGTCGTTGACGACCGTAGCGGCAGGGTCAGTCCACTTGATGGACAGCTTGCCGTTACCGGCAGCCGCCAGCGTAATGCCGGACACATCGCCCACGGCCACGGCCACGGCGTTGGGGGTGGCGGAGAACTCGTCCTCTGTGCTGTCTGTGTATGTATTCGAGGTGGAATACGGGAACAGCTTGTAGAAATACTCGACCCCGTTTGTCAGCCCGCTGTCGCAGAAATAGGCGGCCTTATACTTGTCTCGCTCTTTGCTGTCAAGGACGATGGTGCCGTCTCTGCGGCTGGTGGGCTTGGAGCCCGCCTTGCGGACAAGCACAGTACCAGCCCAGGTCGCCAGCGTTGCATCGCCGACTACCATATCCTCCGGGTCAGTCCACTTCACATAGACCTTACCGGATGCCGTAAGCACCTTGATATTGCTGGCAGCCGCCAAGGCCAGACCGCCGCCGCCACTGCCGCTCCCGCCAGGGAAGTTAGAAATAATAGGCATACTTTGTTCCTCCTTTTACCCGAGAAGAATGAGTACAACTGGGATGTTGCACGGGGGCGTCTCGCCATCCGATGCAATCGTCAGCGCCCCTTCTTTCTGTTCATTGATGTAAAGACCCGCCGCCCGAACAGCTTCCAGCTCTTCTGCTGTAAGATTCTGCGCAGCGCCGATAACGCCGTTCTGTTCCACGGTCAGTCCTTCAATCAAAAGCTCCTGCGTAAAGATGGTGCCTTCGTTCACCCACTTATCCGCATAGAGCGTAATGGTAATCGCCCGGCTGTTGTCGGCCTTCTCAGACAGCACGGTGTCGATTTTTTTCATAGCTGAATCGCCGGGGCCGTTGATGGAGTTTCTCCAATCAAGGAACCTCGTCTGGTCATCATCCGTCAAAGGCAGATGATAATTTGTGGTTTCGCTCACGGCTCACCACCTCCTTTTAATCAAGCAGAATCACCACGACCGGAATGTCACAAGGCGGCGTGTCTCCGCTTAGGGCAATCATCAGATACCCTTCGCCCTGTTCGCAGACGTACAGTCCACCATTCCCGCAGGCCAGCAACTGTTCGTCTGTGATGTCGTGAGTGACGCCGATGACACCATTCTGATTTGCAGTAAGCCCATCGACGCTAAGCCTCTGCTGGCTGTTCTCCCATGCGTTGGCACGCAGCGTGCCGTAGACAGCGTTGCTTGCGCCGCCCCCAGAGCCTGGGGACTTCACACGCACACGCCTCTGCTCTCCATCGACCTCGCAGTCAATGTAAAACCCACCGTTGTCCGGGGTGAAGTACGCCCACCCATCGTGGAACGGCGTAACATCCAGGGAAATCCTTGAACTGTCTCCCTTCAGTGGTTTGAACAAACTCATTAAAACCCTCCTCATCTTGAGTCCGAGTATGAGAAGAGGGGCAGGCCCGCAGGCCCACCCCTCTATTCGCTATTGGTTGTTTGGAATTAGAACGTGCCCCAGGTCAGCGCCTCGTCGGAATACTCCTGGATATACGCTACAACATCGGTTGCGGTAACGCCCTCGGGCAGAGTGCCCACCAGAGCTGCCAGGTCGGTAATCGCCTTGTTCATAGCGGTGGCATCTTCGGGATGCGCCTGAATCCATGCGGCAATCTCAGCCAGGGTATCCAGAGACTCCTTGGCGTTTTCTGGGATGAGCTGTTTCGCCAACTCCTCGTTGGCAATGGCACGGGCCGACTTATCAGTATCGTCGCCAATCAGTGTGCCAATCTTGGTTTCGGCGGTAGTCACACGTCCGGTTAGAGTCTCCAGAGCGGTGTCGGTGGCAATACCGTCGGTCTTCTTGTCCACATACGCTTTGACGGTGGCGAAGGTCTCATCGCCAATCTTCAGCTCGCCCACTTTGGCCGCAATCTTGGCGTCCACGTCGCCAGCAGTGGTGAAAGCTGCGGTCTTGGTAAAGGTCAGCTTGCGGGTAGCGGGGTCATAGGTCACACCGTCCAGGGCATTTCCATCGCCAGTGACCTCAACGCTGGTGGCGCCGGTATCCAGGTTAATCTGGACATACTTGGTGCCGTCCCATTTGGCGAGGCAATTCAGCTCTGTCACATAGTACAGAGCGGTGGTGCTGGGATTGGAGTTAGCCTGCAGTGCGGTCAGTGTGGCAAACTCCTGAAAATCACCAATGCGAACACGGGTAGTGCCATCCACATCCAGATACAGCGCCCGTTCGTCCGTGGTGATATAGAAAGTGCCCTCAGCAATAGCAGCAGGCAGATTAGCCAGCAAGCCCTTCTTAAAAGCAACTTTTGCCATATCGTTTCCTCCTTATTTTGTTTTGCCCGTAGCGGGAATCTCCGCTACGGGCTTTTTCTTTACCTGAAATCAGGCAGTTGCCTCATCGCCCAGGTCGCCCCAGACAATACTGGACATAACAGCGTCCAGGTTGGCCTTATCCTCGGCGCTCATCGCACCGGCGGAAGTGGCAGTGGCGACAGCCATGCTAATGCCATCAGCGCCAACGGCCAGACCGTTTGCGTTTGCCTCATCCACCTTGACAGAGACGGTGTTGTTGGTCACACTGATGCCGTCACCGGCCTTGACAGTGTCAACCAGACCCTTCAGAGGGATGTAGATGTGGCTCTCCTCTGCGTTGGCCACAACAAGGTCAACATAGGGGTCGCCCACCGCAGCACCGGCGTAGGGGGTATTGGCGGTCTCAACAATCTCATAGGTGCCGCCGCTCAACACAGCGTCCTTGGGAATGTTGATAGCGTCGCCGACATAGGTGTCAGCGCCCTCGGCAGTCCGCTTCAGCTTGTAGGTGGCGGAGAAGCCATCCTCCGGTGTTGCCTGCTTCTCAATGGCGAACTCAACAGCGCCGGAAGCCGCAGCAGGGGACACAAACAGGCCGTCCTCCTTCAGCTCCAGGGCGTTGCCCTCGCTCTTGGAAACCTGTACGCCGATGGTAGTGCCGTTGTCATCGGAACCAAGAATGACGCTGGCATCCACAGCAGTCAGGCCGATTGCGCCGCCGGACGCCAGACTGTCCAGCTTCGCCTTGTCGGCGGCGGACATCAGGCCAGACGCCAGGGCGGTCGCTTCGGTGCCCTTGCCATAAAGCACCTCGCCCTTGAAGAGCTCCTGCGTGTCGGTCAGCCAATACAGGGTATTGACATCCTTAGTGGCAATGGCGTCATACTGAGCACGAGTACCCTGCTTGAAAATCACATTTGCCATAACACAATTCCTCCTTGTATGTTGTTCTCTATATAAACGCTATCTAAGCGCCTATATCGTTACATATCCTCCCAGACGTAGCCAGTCTCTACGCCCGGAGAATCCATGCCCCCTTCGCCAATGTCACTCCACTCATCATTGGGGTTGAGGTCAACCGGCTCGGGCACTTCGCCAGGCTCGGTTTCCACAGTAAAGGTGAGCACCTTGTGGGCATCAACGTGCGGCACATAGACAGAGCCATCCTTGCCCACAACTTTGCCAAGGTTCTGCGTTTCTTCATCATCGAAAGTGACGATGAGGTCGCCGTCTTCGTTGATTTCCATGTTGATAATGCCACGAGCGGTATCCGCACGGACAAAGATGGGGTCGCCCAGAGGAACCTGCGTAGTATCCACAATGTTGCCCTCCTCGTCCAGAATGGGGATGGTAGACACCAACTGAATGGTGCTGTCCTCCTCGTTGAAGACGATGTTATCCGCCTTGGCCGCCACAACCTCATCAGTCTTGTCGATACGCTCATGCAGCTCTTTCTCGGCCTTCTCAACCTTATCCTCCATGTACCGCTGCATCTCATAAATGAGTCTCAGGTTGCGGTCTGTAATGTACTCATCCATATTCTTAGAGTCAATGACCTGCAAGAAGCACTCGCTGCTCTTTGCGATGGTGGGATGCCGGGGAGGGCCGGAGAAGATTTGCAGGAATGTGCAGATTTCACCGGCATACCGGGACAGGGTGCAGGTGATAGGGAGATGATACTTATAGTACCGGTCGTTGTATGGCTCGTCCTCCCGCACCAGCAGAGCAATGTCCGCCGTACCGTCTGCACGGATATAGCTCAGATATACGGTGGCCCGCTCCATATCAATATTGCCTACCGTCATGGGAATCAGGTAGGTAATCGTTCTGTTGAGGTGGTCGCCCCTATAGATGGGTTCTCTTTTTGTCATGCAAAGATTCATGCTCTCATCGAGCTTAATGTAAATCACCCGTTTCACCTCCGTTTCTTATAGGATGACGTAATCAACGTCGTTGAGCGACATATCGTCATAGGCAGAGAGTGTGTCGGCATCCATTTCATAAAGGAGCCTGTGGCGCTTGACAATGGCCTCTACCTCAAAAGGCACAATCTCCAAAGCATTCTCTCCTGGAACGAAGAATTGCTTCAAAGTTCCTACCATGGGCAATGGCTGGATTTCAATGGCGCTCTCTGCCGCCAAATACTTTGTCATCTGCCCACCAAGCACCTGGCTACCCAACGTAATCGGGAAGGTGCATCGCCCCAGTGAGAATCGAATCTCTGTCTCAGCGGCCTCGCCGACAATCTGGATTGCCGAAGGGGCTGCTGTACAGCACAACCGATAGAAAAGGTCGGTTGGCTCTGCGCTGACAACGATAGCGGACTCCGCTTTCTCGGAAGCCTTCTTTTTCGTCCGCAGCGCTTCTGCCTCCAACACAAGCTGGGAGGACGCTCGTTCCAAGTCACGCTTGAATGTCGCCTCGACACTGGATACGACTTCTACTCCAGACTGTCCTCGGCCAAACGGCTTTTTTACATATGCGCTGACTGGGAATGTTTTAATCTGCAAGCCATTCTCAACGGTTGTGTAGGAATGGGCCAGCAGACTGAGCCTTTCCGCATTTACCTCCAAGGCAGAAATATCGGGGTAAGAGGAGTAATGCACCTGAAACTCTGCGTTTGCGCCGAGCACAACGCCGTTGTTCAGTCGCTCCAGGCAGGTCTTAATCATCTCGTCAATATGAGAGACCAGCACGGAGCCGGACTGAGCAGCGGCAAATTTTTGCAAGGTATAGCTTTCAAGACAGGTTTCAAGAATCAAGCGCTCCATAACTGTCAAGCCGTCACGATACGGAATGGAATAGACGATGATGTCGCACTGGTGAAGACGTTCGTTCAGGTAGATGTCAAACTCTTTTGCCATATGCGACCTCGCTCTCTACGTTACGCCGGGTTCTGAACCAGCAGTTTCAGATAGCCGGACTTGATGGTCATGATGGTTGCCGTCTCAACACCTCTGGGCGTGGACAGCTCACCGAACATCAGCAGGTTGCCATCGTCGGCGGTGGGGGAGTCATAAATCACATAGTGTGTGATGGTGCCCCAGTTAGCGGTGGACTCATCGAAGTTGATATCCTGCTCATTGGAAACCAGACCGTCAACGGGCTCGCTCAGGTTGGTCAGCAGCAGGCGCTGATAACCGGCATCGGTGGAAGGCTCATTCACGCCGGAACCGTCAATGGCCGGAGTAGAAGAACTAAGGCCGATGTAATACTGTGTGGGAATGGCGGGGGCCTCCTTAGTGTGGAACAGATTGCCCGCCACGCAGTTCAGGAAGTATGTGGTATTCATATCTTCGTTTCCTCCTTAATCGAAAATGGGCAAAATAATAGCCAGTTGCGTGGCAACTGGTTACTGAATGAAGCCCTTATTGATGTTGTTCACGATATACAAAAGACCCTGCTTGGGAATCTCAACGTCACCGCCGATATCCTGGATTTGGATTTGATAGATGTATTTCCCCGACAATCCAACCGTTTCCTTCGGTTCGAGGGTGACTGTCAACACATTGTTGATGGTGGTGTCCTCGTTGAAAATAGCCTCCATCGGCTTCGTCAGAATTGGCGTTCCCATCTTGTTTGTGAAGCTGACGATAGCAAAGTTTGCGGCGCAGCCTGTCAAACTGAAAGGGCGGTGATTCTTGTAGAAGTAGACGTTGAACATAAGGTCTTGCGTCTCGCCGCCAACAAAGTCGATGGTAGGCAATGTATATGGGGTAAGCATAGCCACGCCGGGCATATACATCACCTGCCTTTCTTCATGTTATTTGCCCTTTGCCTTCTCCGCAGCCTTCTGAACGATATCGGCACCGTCCAACATACCCAGGACTTCCTCGATAACGTTGATACTGCCGCTCAGATTGGCGAGATTCTGCTTCCCACTTACGGGGATAGTGTTCAGCGCATTGGCTGCGGCAATCAGCCGCTGCATGATTTCGTCTTTCATGTTCAATCTCCTTTAGCTCATAAAATTCAACTTTGATTCAAACTCTACAATCCGGCTGTTGAGTTCGTCAACAGTGCGGTAGAGCTTTTGAATCATAAAGGTGTTCAGTGCAATGAAGTTCTCGTACCGCAGGTAGCACTGGTCTTCATACTCCCCATGCACATCGTTCAGCCCGGCGGAACGGACGAATCCGGCAAAGTCGCTTGTGCTCATACCGGAATCCAGCAAAGCCCGCTCAACATCCTGGGCGACAAATCCAAGGTGGAACCTGCCGCTGTGGCCGTTATTCATGCGGTAGGGCGTGGGTTTCAGCCCAAGGAAGAACGAGCTGTACCTGTCCATGTCATAGGTGATGCTGTTCTTGATTCTGCGGTCGGAACCTCTCGCCATTTCCTCGCTGGAATAGCACCCATTCGCAGTGACGAAAATGTCGTTGCCGCCTGCGGTCATACGAGTGCCGCCATTTGTGGCGATAACATAGTTATTGGGGTCGGAACCATACATCATGGAGCCATATGTATAACGAATACCATCGTTCCCTCTCGCACAGCAGAAACCGCCGTAGCTGTTGCTAAGCGTAACCTGGGTGGCGTCAATGGTGCCCGCTCGAATATAGTTTGCGTTGATGTACAGCCGGTTGTTGGTGGAGTCACTAAAGATGCCGAACATAGTTCCGCCGTTTGTCAGGATATTGAAGATATCCCGGTCGGTCACAGCCATGTTCATTGCTTCCTGAATGGCGTCCCACGCAAGGTCATACGCCTGGTCTGCGTAGCTATACGCAGAGTTAGCACGGTTATAGGCATCGTTCGCATAGCTATATGCAGAGTTCTGCCACACGTTGGACTCCGAGACATTCGCCCAGTTGATGGAGGAGCCCCATGCCATGGTGATGCTACCTTTGACCGACACATTCCCGTTCCTGTCCACAACAAAATTTCCGTTGCCCACGTTCAGACCATTCAGGTTCAGGTAATCCGCTGTGAACTCATAGTTGCCGTTCATCATGGAGTTGCCGTATCTGTCCTGGAACGATGCGCCGGATACCACGCCTTTGAATGTACCATTTTTGGCAAAGATATCGCCGTTCTTCTTCACCCAGAACGGAGCGCTTGCTGGATTGGTTGCCCCACACCAGAAAGCGTACAAAGAATTGTTGTTGGTGCCGGAGCCGTTCATGGCGACATAGTTGCTTCCGCTCCCTGCATACAGGTAGTCATCCGCAATCGTAAACCCGCCAATCTTGCCAGAAGTAGCCTTCACCGCTCCACGGAAGTAGGCGCTGCCATCCCGAATATCCAGAAAGAAATTGGAGTTTACCGGCATACCATCGGAGTCAAACGTGATGTTCCCGCTGCTGTTGATAAAGGATGGAGTGACGGTCGTACCGCTGGTGGTGAAAAGGTTACCTTTTCCGGCCACAATTCCATAGTCCGGGTCGAGGATAATCTTGCCGCCGGTAACAGCACGGGCAGAGAACGCCGATGCGTTCCCACTTTGGAGGATGAATGTGGCGTTATAGAGCCAAGCCCCGGTCGCATCGACACGGAACTGCATAACCCCTCGGTCATTGGTGTTCTCAATGATGAGGTTGTTGCCCACAATCAGCTTGCCTCCAATGACCTCCGCATTTACCCCGAAGTATTCTCCAATCTCAGGGGAGGCGAAGTGCCCAATAGCCAGCTTGCAGGTGCCCCAGTTGTCATCCGACATGGCAATCATGCTGTCCACAATACGGATTTGATACTTGGAGTCCCCGCCCACATGGATACCAGCGCCGTTGATGATAACGCTCTGATTGGCGGCGGCCAGAATGGTGTTCTTGGCGGCGTCCAGCGAATCGGACATGAACTTTGACACCATGGACGCCTGCCCGACAGTCTGATTGTAGATGTACTTGCTTGCGTCAAAGCTCCGGCTTGTGGAATAGCTGGACTCAATCATATCTTTCAAGGTATTCACGTTGTCATGACGCTTAAACCTATTGGAAAATACGATTGAAAACTGGTTCCGCTCCTCGAAGTCAAGCTCGAACTCAATGATATACGGGGTAATCGTGTATTTCCCCCGCCTGCCGCCCACGTTCAGGTATACACCCTTGCCAAGCTCCAGTTGGTTTCGGAAGGGTGCAAACTCCTGCGCAAAAATGAAGTTTGCGGAATCAACCGAGAACTCATAGGTCGGCGTTGCAACATCGTCGAGCGTATCCACCGCCCACTCATACAGCTCCATCTCGACCGAATACCGCTGATAGTCGCTGACATTCGCCGTTAAATACATAGAACCGGACGCATTGAAGCTGAGGGCTGTCCCCTCGTCTGTCGTGATGTAGATATCCTCTCCCAGGTCTGTCGGGTATCTCGTGGTCGTGGGGCTAACATTGGTCGAAAAGCCGGACAATGTCCCGGACATCGTGACCATGCCGCTTGCCGCCGTTTTGTTGTTCACACGAAGCGTCCCTGCATAGAAGCTCAGAACATAGCTGTTCCCGCCTACTTCGAGCGTACCACGGATGATGTCGCCAGAGATAGCGTTAGAACCGGATAGAGAGAACGTGCCGCCGGACATCGTATACATCCTCTTGCCAAATTGGGCGCTCAGGTCGATGCCGGAGATATCCGAGCCGGATACAGCCAGCCTGTTGTTTGACAGGGGATAGGACTGCCCAGAAACTGTGGTATCCACATCCGTCGCAACAAATGTGTCCTCCGTGATGTCCTGCTCAATGAAAAAATTAGAGAGCTCCCGATATTCAGCCTCTGTGAAGTAGTTGGAGATGGAGAGTTCGTTTGCGATGGCCTGAATTTGCCCCGCATAGGAAGATGGAACAGTCGGGTCAAGCTCCCGCTCAATAGAAGCGATGGTACTCTCCTGTGCCCTGACCTCGCTGGTTTTGGCGGCAATTTTTCTGTTGATATCGTCCAGCAGAGATTGCTGGTATGTCTTTCCTGCAGACGTGATTTCCATAGCGTGTGCCTGGATAGTCACGCTCTGCTGAGCGGTCAGTGTTTCAAGCTCGCCCTTCAAATCGGCAAGCGCGGCCTGGGCGGTCATCAGTCTTGCGGTTGCAGACGCACGAAGGCCGGTCAGGCCACGGTAGTATTCCTGCCGGTTCAGAATACTTCGCTGCCACGATACCCACTTGGAGGCCAGAGGCTCCCGAATGTCCCCGTTGGCAATAAAGTACGACAGGTCGTAAATCCAGTTGGTTCCAATGGGGTTCACATTGCGGATACTTAGCTCATCCGAACCATAAGGCCGAATCGCCGTGACCAGCTCGTCACTCTTCTCCTCGATGCCAAGAGACTCAATCAGGTTGTCAAAGTCCAGATAGACGGGCAGCGTGGGCCGCTCTTCGTCTGCATCGTAAACATTGATGGTCTTCTTGTAGGTGTCGAATACAAACACGCACCGGTACTTTTCGGGGGCGTGGTTGTACATAAACGAGAGCAGATAGTCATCGTACTGGTCGAATGTTCGGTACTTACCAATCAGAGACGGGGAGACGTACCCGACGCTCCACCCGATAGCCACCTCCAGAATCCGGCCAAGCACGGTATCGGTTTGGGAGCCGGGGTTCCAGAAGTTGAATGTGCCTTCTTCCAGAAACAGCTTCTTACTCTCCAAGGTCTTCTCATAAGAGTAGCCCTTGACGTGCTTGACCTCCATGATGCCGTCGGCTTCGGTCTCCGGGTTCATCGTCTCGTACACACCGTAACACTTGGTGTAGATTTGTTTGTACCCTGTCACATCGTCATAGAGTGGGTTCGGTTCGCCGTCGATAACCGCAGGAATATCGAAAGAGATTTCGCTGGGTTCGGAGAACTTGATGTTTAGCTTGAGATTGTGGACGCCGGGGATGATACCGACCATCTTGTCGCCAAGGGTTTTCAGCACAAGCTGGGGCGTCTCCGGCAGACCATTAACGTCAAACTCCAGTTTGGAGTAATCAAGATACATTTCGCTCCCTCCCTTTACCCTGCGACGTTATACAGCAACCGGCCAGAGATAATCAGCGGCCCCTTCCCGGTCACGGTCAGGTTGTTATCTCCGTGAACAAACCGGAAGAAATTCAGATTGAATCCGTCATACAGATTGACATTAGACGTGGTATCCTGGATGATGCCATTGTCGTTGTCAATCACCGCCGTAATGGACGATGGGATTCCAGTCAACTTGAACTCCCGGTCGTTGTCGTTGTGGTTTACAATACTCAAAGTACCGCCGGAAGTGGGCACATAGGTAAGTATTGGCTTGACATACTCCCGGACGGAGCTGTCGTTTCGGAACAGGATGTCTGCCGCTCCATTGATATCATACCTGTATTCAAACGGAAATCCGTAAGCATACGGGCAGTCACACACAACCGTTGCCTCAAACGCATAGGGAATCCATCCGTCTGTGATGGGCTGCAACTGTGTGATAAGGCATCTGAATTGCACCCGCTCCAAGTCGGGTTGGTCGATAGAGAGCCATTGGTAATCCTGATGGCCGGTCAGCCAAAAGGCGATGTTCTCCATCTCATATCTGTCCAGCGGTTCCAGCGACCCGAACACCAACTTGAATTGTAGCGGGGAGCTGTGATAGTTGACGCCATAGTGGATGGGCCGGATACGGTTGTTCGTTCTGGTCTCAACAATTTTTGCGATATTCCCAAACGGGACATCGCTCTGCGTATGACTGCCGATGTCGTAAATCATCAGACCGTACATGAGCGAAGATTCGCCCGCAAAAGAAAACTCATAACTATTGAACAGCTTCCTCACTTCCTCTCCGTTTGAAATAGCGTAGAGGGAGGCTCTTGCGGCCTCCCTCTAAACGCTTATCGTTTGATGTTGAGCTGGTCAAGCAGCTCGTTGGCCTGCTGCCGGGTGATGGCACGGTGCTTCTCCACGGTCTCCTCATTGGTGCCGGTGATATAGGTGTCACCGAACTCAATACGAATCTCGTGGTTGTCAGAGATGTTGGCCGGAACATCGGCCTTTGCATCTGTCAAGCCGCCAGTGCCCGCCAGAGTCTGCCGCATATCTGTGGACTTCATCAGTTCCGCGAACTTATCCGACAGCGTAGTGGCAAACTCGACCAGCCGGTACAACCCCTTCTCCTTCTGCTCATCCAGCACAGCTTCGCCCTTTTCGAGCACTGCCATGATTTCATTCTGCTTTAGGGTGGGGTTATCGCCAGCAATACCGCCCTTGTGGTAGATGTACTTGCGGTACTTATCGTAGAGCAGTTGACTGGAACCGTCCATATACCAAGTGCCGTTGTCACGGTGGGTCTTGACGCCATACTGGGAAAGCATCGTGCCGAGCTGCAAGTTACGGTTATCAAGCCATTTCTTGCGCTCCTGGGTGGCTGTGTGATGCTCTTGGCTGTTGGCGTACATCTCCTTGATAATGGCGTGGATAGAGTCCTCACTGGAGCTGGAGCTGTGATTGCCGGTGGTGCCGACGACCCTGTTGTTGGTGGTTCCGCCCGTGCTGGTAGTGCCACCACTGGTGGAGGCTGCGATATCAGCGTCGATGTTGTTGAGTGCGGAGACGTAGCTGCCATACCGCTGTGCAGCAGCTAAACAATTTTCCCATGCAGTAGTGATTTCAGAGTTGAGCACAGAACCATATTCTGTGTTCCATGCAATCAGCTCGTCATACAGCGTGTTCCAATGCTCCTCAATATAGGCAATGGCCATATCATACAACTTCTGATAGCTACTGATGGTCTCCTCCAAAGCCTTAATCTCGGCGTCTTTCTCGTTCTCATATGCCGTCTGCATATCGTCAAGCGCTTCCTTCTGCGCATCAACGGCGTAATCAGACTGGTCGTCGGCAAGCTCCTTCTGAAGCTCTGCCATCTCTTCCTCCAACTTGATTTTCTTCGCCTGCGCATCACGGCTGTCATCCAGGGAGAGTGCATTGATTTGCTCCTGGAGCTTGGCGATTTGCTTCACCTTATCTGCAACCTTATCCTCGTACTCAGCCTCCTTCTTGGCGGCGTCGAGAGCCTCTTTACGAAGGTCGATGATATCGGCATAGGCATCTTTCAGCCCCTCAAGTGCGTCAATCTGCTGCTGAATACGATGTTTCAGCATATCCATAACATACTTGAGAATGTCATCCAGACCGGCCTTCATATTCTCAAGTTCTTTCTTGAGGTTCTCGCTATACTCACCGGATACCTTGCCGATACCGGCCACCGTGGTATTTGCCAAATCCTCAATAGCCTGAATGTTGTGGAGTGCCGCCGCATACTGGCTGTCGTTCAAGTCGCCCATACTGTGCATAAGCTCCAGCTCCGCATAGGCAAGGCCGAATGTGGCGTCTGTAGCTTTGGTGGTTGCAAACAGCAGAGTGTCGAGGTTCTCGATAGCCCCCTCCTGAAGAGCGAGCCGGATGCGCTCCACATAGGTCAGGGCCTGCTCTGCGGCCAGTTGCCGAACCTTGGCCTCAATGACCCGGTTGATACTCTCTTCGTTGATGACCAACAAACCATTTTCATCTCGGAGGTACTGCATATACTGCGGGCCGAGCTCGATAATTTTCTGGAATGCGTCAACGGAAATAAAGCCGCCGTTGTCAGCAAACTCATCGGCGGCAGCCTTCAGCACATCAAAGACATTCTGAATCTCATCGACGGCATCGCTCGCCGTGGTGACCAGGTCTTTCAGATAGTCAATGACATTCTGTTTTGCCTTCTGAATCTCGGCGTTGAAATCCCGCAGAGAGTCTGCCCCCTCCTGATTGGCGGTGTTCAGGTCATCCAACGTATTGATGAGGTCTTCGGTACTCTCACGCAGCTCATTGGTCTGCTCCTGCGTATCGCCCTCAAGCTCGTTGAGGTGCTCCATGTTGCGCACCATGAACTCATTGGTCTCAGAGTTGTAGTCAATCTCAAAACCAAGTGCCTCCAGCTCCTTGATGCCATTGCGGATGGTGTCGCTCCTCAAGGAATTCAGCACTTCAAGGGCGTCGATTTCGTCACGGTACACATTGATGAGCTGCTGGGTCAAAGCAATCTTTTCCCGTTCAGACCCGGCATTTTCGATGCCGAACTGCAAGGAACTCAGCCGAATCTGAATTGCCTCCAGCCGCTTTAGCGCCTCGTAGTAAGCATCAATATCGGCAAGATACTCCTCAAGCTCGTCCTTGTCCTCATCGCTCGTCTTCCCATTCTTTGAGGACGAACCGCTTCCACCATAGAGAGATTTCAGGTCGAGACCCTTCATCTTCTCCAGGTTACTGATGATTGTCTGGTTGGCGGTTATCTGGTCTGTGAGCGTCTGGACTCTCTTTTCGATGTTGTCCTTGTATTCTGCAGACCAGTCGTCAACCGACTTCCCGTCAATGGTGTAGTCGCCCTCAATCTGCGTCTCAATCGTTACATTCCCGACAGACACTTGCCCAAGGTTCTGGATGCCGTCGGTCAGGCCGACAAAGCTGGTGTCGCCCGCGAGTGCCTTACCAATATTGGTTCCAATATTAGACAGCAGCGTTTTCAGAGAACTTCCTGCCCAGCTTTTGAGTTTTGTCAGATACTGCGGGAAGGTCTTCAGCGCCCCGGTCAGACCATCGGAGTGACCCTCGATAATCATATCACCGAGCGCTCCCCAAATTGGCTTAGAGGAATCGACCTCATCACCCTGCTGCTCCAGCATCTTCCCAAGCATTTCCTCGTTGACATCCAGTACCCCATCGCTGTATGTCACGAAGTTCTGTCCTTCAAGGTCATGCAACTCATTCAAAAGGCGCTGATATGCAGCCTCAGAGTCCAGCTTGCCATTGGCCTGAAGGTCTGCAATCTCCACGACCTTGTTCTTCTTCTCGTTCTCCAGCTCAATTTGTTTTTGGATAAGCTCATTGGTTGCGGTAAGCTCCGCAATTTTCGTGTCAATAAGCGCATCATATTCGGCCTCGTAGGAGCCGAGAACAGAGTTGAGAAGTTCCTGCTGATTGGAGATAGATGTGTCTGTGAAAAGGTCGGACGCTTTCAGGAGGTCTGGGTACTTCATGGCGAGCTTCGCCAGCTCCGCAACAGTCAGTGCCGTGCCGGACTGCAGCGTGTTCATAGCGCTTGCCACATCAGATACGCCGCTTTCAATGTCGCTCAGCCCATCGACTACGGAAGAGAAGTCCCAAACGTTAATCGTCTTAGACCAGTCAACATTGAGGTACTCCAGTTTCTCCTGAAGCTCCTCAAAGGTCATGCTGTTCTTGCTCGCAGAAATATTGTAATAAATCTGCAAGACCTCGCTGATAGAGAGATTGCTGACCTCGTCATCGAATTCGTCCTGCAACAAATTCTTTGCGTGCTGAACAGCTTTCTCAATATCATTGTTCAGAGTTGTGGAGTCCTCGTCAATACCGAGGGATGTGCGGATATAGAGCTGTAAATCCTCGTCCTCCACATCGTCAATCGCATCAAGAAGCTCCTCGACTTTGCGCCGGTACTCCTCGACAGACAGCTCGCTGCCGTCAACATCCAAGCCAAGCTGAAGGGAGAAACCTGTATCAACAAGCTCCTGGATTTCTGGCGTGAATTTCTCGACAAATTCGTTGATTTCAACCTTAATTCGGTTGATTGCGTCTTCGTCAATAACCTTTCCGCCAAACCACCCAGCCTTTGTGATGTCATCCACCCCAAAGGAGTTGACAAAATTGGAAATGATTTCCCTCGCATTGGAACTGAGGTCTGCGTACTGCTGGTTGCTCTCGGCCACAAGTTTCAGTTGGTCGGCGATATCCTTGTTGGCCTGGGCAAGCTCACTCTGAACATCGGAGTATTCGCTGGCGGCGCTTTTGACCTCCTCAACCGCATTTACAAAGTCATCGCTGGATTCAAATCCGGCGGCTTCAAAGTCAATACGGGGAAGAATCAGGCTGCGGCTGCTTCCGATATCTTCGGCAATCTGGTCGATATAGTCGTCAAAGAACCAGCCCGACTGCCAATATCCATGCTCGTTGAAATACTTCTCCAGCTCCTTATCGACGTTCTCAACGCCAAGCGCCTCCATGATTTGCCGCGCCAGGAACTCGCCGCTCTCCATCTCTTTTGGGATATCCTTGCGCTCATTCACATTGAACAGCCTGTAAATGGCATTCGTCAAAGAGGTCTCTGTCTTGAGGGCATCTCCAAACTCCAGGTCAGAGTAGGTAGCGACCGACCCGGCAACGGCGGTGGAAATATTGGAGGTCGTTGTCATGCGGCGCAGTTCGTTCCGATACTCCTGCTCCTGCAGTTCAATGGCCCGCTCCAGCAGGCTGTTCTTGTCTACGAGGTAGCCGTTCTCCTTGTCGTACCCCTCAATGAGTTCTGGCGAGATGCCGACAATCTGTTCGATAATCTCCTTATATCGCTCATAGTCGTTGGCTGACAGAGAGACATTACGGCCATATCGGTCAACCCCATCTGCCAAACGGACAAACTCCTCAGACAGTCCTTGCAGAGTCGTGATGTTGTCCTCGGCCTGTTCTTTGACAGCCCGGAAGGACTCTTTGAGCTCGTTGGAACTCTCAATCAGCTCTTCAGTCGATTTGTGAAGATTACAATAAACAGCTACTGCACCTGCAATAGCGGCAGCGGCAAGAACAAATACACCCATAGCTACCTGCGCAGAGGTCGCCGCAATACCGGCGGCGTTTAATGCTGTGGTGAGTCTACCGATAACCGTTGTGGATTGCCCATATACAGCGATTGCAGTAGTTGTGCTGGATGCCGAAGCCTTCATCATGGCGGAGAAAATCTGGACTGCAGAAATCAGCTTTGGGAATATACCAACCAATCCAGTGATAATCCCCTGAACTTTTGCGATTGCTCCGAAGATGGCCCCGCGAATTGCATCAGCCTTGATGATAGCGATAATGGCCGCTGTCTTCACCAAGACTCCATTCAGACCACCCAACACATCGGTCAAACGCATCAGTGTTTCCAAAACACCCAAGATGCCAGTTCCAAAGTCAATGATTCCGTTCAGGAAATCAGAAGAGAATGTTGTCTGGCTCAGACTCTGGAAGGCCGCTTTGAACTGATTGATGTGCGCGGTAACGCTATCTATATATGTTGCATAGGACTCCTGGAGGGTGCCTGCGCTGTTAGCCATATCCTCCATGGCCCCAGATGCTTCCTGGAACTGCTCCACCATAGAGAAAAACACAGACTGCTGGCGTACACCGGCGATGGCGTTAGCCAAAGCGGCCTGTTCCATGGTGTTCAGGTCGTTCCAAATGGCGGCAATATCGGCGACGATATCATATGTACTTCTGAACTCTCCGTTAATATCAGTCAGAGCGACGTGATACTTCGTCAATGCCGCAACAAGCTCGCCATATTGTGCCTCAGTCATAGATTCGCCGAGTTCGTCAAGCTCAGTTGTTGTGCTGCGCAGACGGGCGGCAATCGTCCTCAAACCTGTGGAAGACTTTGATGCGTTCTGAATGGTAGTGTTTGCCGCTGTCAGCAAGGCCACAGACTGGTCGAATGTATTGCCAGCAGCAGCCAAAGCAGAAGATGCGTTGTTCATGCCCTCAGCAATCTGGGACACGGAAATGGGGAAATTGTTACCCGTGATGACCAGCTTGTCCATAATGGATTCAATCTCGTCAACACTTACTCCAAACGCTTTGACGATAGCTGTGATAGCGTCCTGCGCATCGGACACATCAATATCGCCGACGTTCTGCAGCATAGCCGTAAATTCTGCGAGAGCGGTTGATTCTTCAAGAGAGTAGCCCAAACGGGCAAATGTCGTTGTGGAGTCAACCAGGTCTGGAACCGCCGAGCCAATCTTGGTAGCAATCTGAGTAATCTTTCCCAGATATTCCTCATAGGCTTTCGATGTGTCACGGGTGACAATCTTGAGCTGGGTCATTGCATCGTCCAGCTCGATGGTTGCAGACACCATCCGCCGGATAGACCGAACGCCAAGCATAATAACCTGAGACACGCTGAGCCATGCGCTGAACTTCTGCGCAAGACTTCCCAGGCGGGCGCTCAGGGTTCTCATGTTTTCGCCCGTGCCCTTGATTGCGTTCGAGTTTGCAGAGAAAGAAGCCTGAAGCTCACTCAACCTCTTGCGGAACTCCTCTACTGAAATCTTGTTACTCTCAAGCTGATGCTTCAGCTCCTTCAGGCTTGCAATATCGGACTGAATACTCGCATAATTCTTGCTGGACGAGCCAGTCTGTGCGGCAGCCCAATCTCGTTCCGCTTTTTCCATTTGAGTAAGAAGCGTAAGTCCCGCTCTCAAAGCGGAATTCTTTTGCTCCTGAGAGGCTGTCGCCTTATTATCTGCGCTAACCTTCCTACGCTCGGTTTCCTCTGCCGTTCGAGCTGCGGCCTCCCTTGTGGCACGTTCTGTATTGATGCGGTCAATGTTGGTTAGGATAGCAGCACCTTCGGCTTCGATTGCAGCCCTCTGGTCGGTCGGAATGGCCTTTTTGGCCGCCCGTACCTTCTCAATTTCGATTGCCCACTTCTCATAACGGGCAGCAATCTCAGCAACCTGGGCCTTTTCCTCTTCGGTTGTGGCGCTCTTGCCCAGCGCATCAATCGACTTCTTAACGGTGTTCTTTTGACCGCCAAGAGCCTCCATCTGAACCTTGAATTCGGCAATCTTTCTCGACGCTTCGTCAGCGTCAGTGCCGGTCTTTTTGATTGCGTCTTGTGCGTCTTTGAGCTTGCTCTTAATTTCGCCGATTCCGGCAGCGGAAATTGTAATTTGCGTCCCTGTTGAGAGCCCAACCGTGTTGACGACGGCAGCCAACTGTTTCTTGAAGTCACTAACAGCGGCGGGGCTCAGCTTGAGGGTAGATATCTGCGCAGAGAACTTGCCGCTTGCGCTAATCTGGTCCAACTTCTGTTGAAGCTGGCCGCTCCAAGACCTTCCCCCTCCAGATGCAGTGTCGATTCCAACCTTGACCTTGAGTGGAGTCTTGTTCAGCTCGGCCATAATCTGTGTAAGCTGAGTCTGAATCAGCTTTCCGCTGTCTCCGCTCAGAGAGCCTTCGCCCAATACACCAAACAGAAGGGAAATATCTGCATTCGCCATCGTTTCTCACCGTCCTTTAAGTTGAAGAAAAGGCTTGGCACAAAGCCAAGCCTTTCATTTTTGTGTTATTGTATTGAATCCACAATCCGTTTCTGCTAATATCTGTATGAACACCAATAATCACACCCAAGGAGGATATAAGATGGCATTATTCAACTGTCCAAACTGCGGTAAGGAAATCAGCGATAGGGGTGCGATATGTCCGTACTGCAGAAATTGGATTGACACCGAAGCCTACCGTCAAATAAGTTCACAGAAAAAGCAGGAGTTGATGGAAGAGGGAGAGCGGGAATATAGACAGACCGCCGAATACAAGCGCCAAAAACAGAAGGAGGAAAAACTTGCAAAGCTCCCGCCGTGCCCGCTCTGTGGCTCCAAAGAAAACGTAAAGCGGATTGGAACGCTTAATAGGGCTGTATCTGTATGTGCTTGGGGACTGGCGTCTTCCAAAATCGGGAAGGCATACGAATGCACATCCTGTAAGCACCGCTGGTAACTTTCCCGGACAGACTTATTGGTATATTGCCCCCTCAGTAGCAGTCACGCCATACACTGCACCATAGCTTGTGTTGAAATCCATGACGGCCTGCTGGATAAAATGCAAAGCCTCTCGTTCTTTTTTGCTTCGTGTCCATGCGAAATCATTGTCATATCCGCTTCTGAGGACACCATCTCCAGTAGCATGATGCCCGTTCCACCAGCCATATGTATAGTCTTTTGCGTTAGCGCCATTGTTGAAGAGGGCGATAATATTGTTGATACCTTCGCCAGTGTATCCGCCGAATTTCCCTCCGTAATAGTCCGAACCATCTTCCAGAGAATCACGGTGTAGGTCATCCTCAAAATATATATATATGACCGTAGCGCCGTCGTTCAGCTTAACTGGAGCGGAACATTTCAGGCTGTCAAAATGCTTCATAACAGACTCTGGAAGGTTGTAGCTGGCGGCAGTGGTCTTCATCATATGGATGAGTTTCGACGCCGCCTCCAACATCATCTTTTCGGTTATCAGCTTGTCCCCGGCTCCCGTAGAAGTCCGACCTTCCTTTTCGTACTTTTCAAGGCACGCCTTCATACGTCTTTTCCCCTCCGGGGACTCGCTGAATGCCTTTGCTTTACTCATGATGGAACTCATGTTGATATTCATGTAGCGTCCGATTCCTTTGTCACAGGCCCGTCATGTCCAGCCGCAGCGGCTTCTTCAGCAACCCGCTCAGCCGTCTTCTGCTCCAGATACGCTTCGACAATCTTCTTTTCATCCAGGCCATGCTCGGTGATGGCGCTCATCAGAGCGGCCAGGTCGTTCTGAGAAAGCCCACCAAAGACATCTTTGGTGCTGTTGCTCATCTCTTCCATGGTCTCCAGAACAGCGTTAATGCGCTCCTGAATCAGATTCGCCTTGCTGTCGCAAAGGAACCGAATCTTGTCGTTGATGGAGTTGACGATTTCCTGCAACTGGGTGGTGTCGATGACGGCGCAGACAGCATCCACCGCATCCGTACCATAGACCATCTGGTAGCGGTGCTCCAGGTTATCCGGCACAGAGAAGTTGGCGTAACGGGTCAGGATGTTACTCTTGATGGCGAAGTCTTTGACCTCCGGCATATATCCCAACTCATCGTGGAAGCAACTGCCGACAACCTCGTCAACAAAGCTCAGCATCTCCTTGAGAGAGAGGGTTCGTTTCACACGCACCTCAGCCTCATGCCACTGAATGGTGGCCTCATTCTGAAAATGCTCCTTCGCAATCTTGTCGAACAGAGCGATAGATACTTTCTTTTCGGTCTTTGCCATTTGTGATATCCTCCTTTTTGTCCTGTTTGATGTAGACATCAATTACTGTTCGTGGATGTTTAGTATCAACAAAGCATCGCATAGTCAGTTTGGAAATATGCTCACTGTCGTCGTCTACAATGAATCCACTCTCGACCAATCCATCCAGAATGAACTTGGGGCAGCTATTATCCACGTCATGCCTGCGATGGTTCGGATAGTATGTAGAAAAACTCAAGTCGCATTTTTCAATGCGTAGGTTAGAATAACCTTGGTTGTCAACGAACCAAACGATGAAGTCTTTCCACCTCTGCTTCAACGCATTCATAGGGGCCCTTTTCATAATCATCCAAACATTGATAGACTCATGATAGGGTCGTGCTATCGGTTTCTTCTTTGCTCTTGTGTGAATAGAAAAGTAATGCTTCTCATACTCCTCCAGAGTGCGGTCATCTATGACCATTCTGATACGCTGCATATACACCTCCGAAAGGAAACGGGGAGGGCGGACTACTCCACCCTCCCACTTGGTTACTCGTTTTCCACAGGCGTTTCGGCAGGTGCCTCAGCCGGAGCCTGATTTTCGGGCTCAGCCACCGGCTCATCTGCCGGTTTGGCCGCCTCCACTGCGGGAGCCGCCCTGCGTCTTGCCTTACCGGCCTTAGACACAGGAGGGGCAGGATTGCGGGCCTCTGTCACTTGGCGCAGATACTCAGCGCCGCACTCTGGAGAGCACGCAACCTCCTGCCAACGGAATACGCCTGCGGCTTTGCTCATCGTGCGGCAGGCTGCATAGCTTTTGCCGCACACACGGCACGTCTTTACCGCAGTTGGCATACTCCATTCGCCTCCTTACTCAACGTCCTCGGCGTTGACGCCAAAGATGGTATACGTCCACAGAGCGGTGGCGGAGCCAACCTTGCCGCAAGCGCCAGACAGGGACTCGGCCTCAAAAGCATGGACAGCCTGGTTGTCGCCCATCTCGATGGAGAAGTCGCCGTTGAAGTCGGCCTTGGGGATGTAGAACTGGATACGGAACACGTTGGCGCA